GACCTACCTACACCCCCCCTACCACCTGTTGGGTGTAGGTAGGTCGGCGGAAGCCCCGCTTTGCTTGCAAACGGGTGTGAGCTGCAGGTAGCATGATGTCACACAGCCACTTCACCTCAAGGAGAGAACAATGGCAGCAGCAAAGAAGAAGCCAGCAAAGAAAGTCGCCTCCAAGAAGGCGGTAGCGAAGAAGACGCCGGCTAAGAAGGCAGTAGCGAAGAAGGCGCCGGCCAAGAAGGCAGTAGCGAAGAAGGCGCCGGCCAAGAAGGGCGCGCTCCCCCGCAAGAAGGCCAAGACCGTGTCGAGCACTGCCACTGCTACTTCCACGACTACGACGACAGCCCAAGTGAAGGTAACTCCGATTACCAAGACCAGCACCACTTCGTCTATCCCGAATGCGAAGGTCACCTACAAGGTCATCAAGAAGTGAGCGCAGAGGTCAAGCTCGAGGGCGTCTCGTTTACTGACTGGATGGCCTACGGAATCGAGCAGGGGTGGTGCGGTCCCCCCGTGTGCTACACGCACGACGGACTTCCGATGTCAGAGGATGAGGAAGCAGAGTTCGAGGAGCACGACCCATGTATCCATATCGTGCGGATGTACGAAGACGGCGAGCACAAGTCGGCGATTGAGAGCGCCCACTCGCCTTCACAGTGGCGCAATAACTACGCCCGCTAGGGGCAGCAGGGGCGCTTAGGGGTTCTGCGTAGGCGGCGCGAACTCTTTGCTTCGGAAACTGGCACAGCCTCTCTGCGGAACGATACGTTCTCGGCCGACTGCTCTTTCTTCTTCTTACCCATTTTCCCATTTTCCCACATCCACACGGGTGTGTGCGGCAGGTAATTAGAAGAGTGGGACGTCCATGCTGATTGGCTTGTCGGAGCAGAATTCGTGCTTATACTCATGTAGTTCCTCAACAATCCTGTTTACAGTCTTGCCGTTGGCTTTGAGCCAGACGACCGTCTTGCGTTCGACGGTGTTGTCACCTGGGCGAATCGACCGTCCGCAGACGGCGCAAGTGAATAGTGGTGGAAGCTTCATTTCAGTCCTTGTATCTGTCCGATTTACGTAGGTGTAGGTAAGTCGCAAGTAGGGCTACGAGCCCGATAATGCTCGAAAACTTCACTTGCGCCAGTCCGTCACGAACCCATCCATGAAGTCTTCCATGGCTTCTTCTGTGCCACAAGACGAGCAAATCTCGGTCTTGTTGTCGAGCCGCGAGAGGGCCCCAATGTATGCCCCAGGGGTGTCATTATTGGGGATGTAGCCCGAACAGCGTGGGCAGATTGGCTTGGCAATAGTGGACATGTGTCCCTCCTTGTCTAGGTACATGAGAGATGTTAGCCGCGAATCAAGAAACCCGCAACAGTTTGTTCCGGCAGCCATTCCTGTGGTTAGTATGTGTCCAGGACCGGTGGGGCTCGCGCAACCTCTCTCCTTTCGGTACATCCCCAGTGCGAGCCCTGCCGGTTTCTACTATTCTTTACTCAATGAGGTTGTACTTAGACAAGAGTGAGATAGTTCTCGACTTCCCCTACGACCCACAGCAGGTCGCGGAACTCAAACAGATTCGCGGCGCACGGTGGGACAAGCAGTCCAAGTTATGGCGCGTACCAGTGACGTCACTAGAACAAGCCCGTGACTTCGCTATCAAGTATGACTTCGACGTAACGATTGACGTACTCACATTCAGCGCCCCCAAGCCTCGCACGGGAACAGCGAAGGTGTACCTCGACGAGGACATGATTGCCATTCGTGTCCCGTATGAGCGTGTCATCGTCAAGGCAGTCAAGCAGATTCCTGCTGTTTCGTGGAATGCCAAGAAGCACTACTGGCAAGCGCCTGCCTCTTCTGTGCTCAACGTAATGGAGTGGGCGGAGAAGTTCGATGTACCCGTAGAGCCCGAAGTGGCGGCTATGTCAAGCGAAGTGACCGCTCGTATGAACCAGTTCATCGAAGCGTCGCGCTCAACAGAAGCAGAAATCAACATACCGACTCTCCACGGCGAGTTGCTTCCGTACCAACGCGCAGGTGTCGCATACGCGTCGAGCGCAAAGCGCACGTTCATCGCTGACGACATGGGGTTAGGCAAGACACTCCAATCCATTGCGACCGTTGAGTATGTAATGGATTCGTATCCTGCTGTCGTTGTGTGTCCACCAAGCCTCGTGCTGAACTGGGTATCAGAGTGGAATCGCTGGCTTCCTGATAGGCGTATTGCGCACGTCACCAATCGCAAGGACTTCCCTGAACGTGGTTCGTACGATGTTGTTGTCATCGGATACAGCAACATTGCCCATTGGGAGAAACGACTTGCTGGTCATCGCTCGTACATCTTTGATGAGTCGCATTACGCAAAGACACCAACCGCCCAGCGCACAAAGGCGGCGGTGAAAATGGCGAAGTCTGCTCACAAAGACGGACTAGTCCTGTGTCTCACCGGAACACCCGTGACTAATCGCCCAAATGAATACGCATCGCAGTTGGAGATTCTCGGTCGTCTCAAAGACTTCGGTGGACTGTGGGGTTTCTATCGGCGTTATTGCGCGGCGTATCAAGACAACTTTGGACAGTGGAACATCAGTGGGCACTCGCACCTAGACGAACTCAATGAGCGCTTGCGTGGCACGTGCTACATCAGGCGAACCAAAGACCAAGTTCTCGCCGAACTACCACCCGTGATACACAGCAAGGTACTTGTCGAGGGGAACTCGACGACGATGAAAGAGTATGTCAAGGCGGAGAAAGACATTCTGCTGTACATCGCAGAACGAGCACGACAACTCGCAATAGAGCAAGGCAAGCCTTCATACGGGGCAGCAATAGCCGCCATGATTAGGGCAGAGGCAAATGAACACCTCGTTCGCCTGTCAGTGCTTCGCAAGATTGCCGCCAAAGCAAAGATGGAAGTAGCAGAGGAGTGGATAAATGCTCGAATCGAAAACGGCAAGAAAGTTGTTGTCGCTGCTCACCACCGTGACATCGTTGATGAACTCGCTCGTAAATACGGCAATCTTCGCATTCAGGGTGGCATGGCGGTCGAGGAAGTGGAAGCGAATAAGGCTCGTTTTCAGAACGAGAGCGTGGAGAGCGCGCCTGTCATGGTTCTGTCAATACAAGCGGCAAAGACGGGACACACCCTGACAGCCGCAGAGGAGTGTTTGTTCTTAGAACTACCGTGGACACCCGCCGATGTAGACCAAACATACAGTCGCCTTCATCGTATTGGACAAAAAGGAAGCGTCACCGCTACCTACATGCTTACTTCGGGAACGATAGACGAAGAAATCTACGACATCATTGAGGCAAAGAGGTCAGTGGTAGACGCCGCAGTCGAAGGTGGAAGTGTAGGTAACTCTGATTTGTCTACAAAGATGATTATGGGAATGCTCGACAAACTGTTCTAGTCGTTTGTCTGTGTCGTATCTTCCGTCTCGATACCAGTGATGATTTCCTGAGCAATCAACTTGGCGTACTTGCGACGCAGACGCCAAATCTTGCGATTCATCTCGATTAGTTCCTTGCTCATGCGAGCTTTGATGATTGCGTCATCATCGAACACGCCATGAATGTTAAACAGTGCGTCATGTAGTTCTGTGTCCTCGATGAGAATGTCGGAAATCCAGCCAGCACGGTTGTCAATAGCCATCATCAACTCGCACATTCCCTCGACACCAAACTCATCGTAGAGTCGATTGACAACGATGTTACAAAAGTGACTTCTGTACAACCTTTGTGCCTTCTGTGACTGCGACATGAACTCTGATAGCCATACTGCTAGTTCTGCGCTCGAACGCTCTTGTCCGTCGTCATAGGCAGAGTCGATGAAATCTTCGTCATCTCCGTCATCGTTCATGACGTCTCTCCCTCACTGCTAGAACTGTACACAAATGATAACAGCAGTGGACATCATACTGCTGACAAGAGATAGTCCTGCGCCTTTACCTTTGCTCTTGATACCCACGAGTTCGCACTCATAGACGCAAGTGCTCGTTCTGTCAGTGTTGCGTCACGATAGTGGTCGAGATACTCGCCGACAGCATTGACGAGCGACCAGCCGTTGTACCCGTAGTTCTTCGCATTGTTGTCGTTTGCGTACACAGCACGAACGAGCGCGACTACTTCTTCACGGTTCTTTTGCTGACGCTCTGTTGCGTCTTTTGCTAACGGAAACACTGCGTCAAGTGTCTTGTCGAGAATCGGAGATGACGCAGGAACTTTGATTGACAACAGTTGTTCTGCCGTTCGTGCGAACTCACGAGCCCATGCGCTCGAAATGTTGAGAACTTCATTCGCTTGCTCGATTGCTCTGTCTGCGTTTCGTGTGTGACGAGCAGTGAATACTCGCTTAGCAGATGAAACGCCTGCGATTACAGTGTTCTTACACACGGCACGAATACTCGTGTTTGCGAATGTGATTGCCGTCTTTCCGTCATGTCCGTTGTGAACGAGCAGATAACGCTCGATTGAGTCGTTGATTCCATACGGGTCAATAACGAGCGCACCCATGTCAATAGATGCGAAAAACTCACGCCCACTGTGTAGAACTCCACAAGTGTCCACAACTGCGTCACCGCCTGACGCACCAACGATGTCGAGCGCATAGTCAAGACATTCCTTGTTTTGCTGAACGACATAGCGTGTGCCGACAGTAGCGAGTCCGTCGAACGAACCGTCTGCGTTCACTCGTACTGTTGCCCGTGAATCGGGAACGAGAATCGGTGTTCCGTCAGGCTGACGGATTGGTTCACCGTTGTCGTCACACACGGCGACTCGTGTCGTCACCACATCAAAATCAGCTTGCGCCGCATTGAGCATTGCCTCTGCGGTTTGTAGCCCTTTCATGGGTTTCCCGAGTCTGTGCCACGGGATTTCTCTATCCGCATACGCCATGCGCACTGTGCCATCTTCGTTGATTTCTAGTTGGTGAGCCATTGTGTCTCCGTCTCTCTATCTCGTAGATAAATCTATCTGAAAGGTGCTGTCCGTAGGGGAAGGTGTAGGTAGGTCATGCCGGAGATAGCGGGGCTCCCGCAGGGAGAAGACCCCCACGCGCCCCCACGCAACGGGGAGGCACGGCAGGTACGGTGTAGGTAAGCCACAACGGGAAGCCTGCCCCACCCGTGGTACGCTGGCGGTGTCGGGGGGGACGGTCTCCCCCGACGAAAGGGGAGCCATGCTCAGGATTGAGACGGAGTGCGAGTTGAGGGACGGGCGCGTCCTGTACGAGGGTGAGGTCGTCCTCACGGTGGACAGCGTGGACGGCGAGTCCGTCACGGGCTGGTTCCGCCCCGACTGGTGGGACCGCAACACCGCCCGTGCGCTGGTGCTGGACACCCCGTGCCTGTACGAGGGCAAGCCCGTGCCGTGCGACGAGAACGGCGAGTGGACGAACACGCTCGCCTGCGAGTGCGCCACCTGCCTCGTGGACGAGTTCCCGTACGACGACTGGGGCTGGCACGGTGCTGGCGCAGAAGTCACCCTGACCCTCCCCGAGACGGAGGCGAAGAAGGGCGACCGCATCGTCGTCGGAGTCCTGCTCACCCGAGAGAGGCTGGAAGGCTCTGACGACCGCCACGGCATCAGCGACTACTCGCTCTCGCCCACGACCTACTGCGGAAGCATCTCGTGGGACGAGTGGCAGGCATTGGAGGCGTACGAGACGACCCGAGGCTGGCTGGCGTACGACGCACAGATTCGGGAGAACGAGAACCCGACCGAACACAGGGACTGGTGACGGGAAGGTGTAGGTAACCCCGAAAGAGGGGAACCACACCCACCACAGGCGCACAACCACACGCCACGCCACACGCCCGAACACCCACGGCAACCCACGCCACACAGGCAGAGGGCAAACCGTGCGAAGCACGGTGCGCCAGCCCAACGAGCGAAGCGAGGCGGGAGCGACAAGAAGCGAAACGGGGCTCCCGGAGGGAGGGCAGGCACGGCCTGCGCGCACGGGTGTGAACGGCAGGTAGCGGAGTTGGAAGTCTGTCCTGCTGGTGGTACATTCGGGGCATGGAAGAAATCTCGTCTGCCTCACTCGCCTTTGACCTCCACACGAAGTTGGTTGAGTTCCGCAACGGCCACCCCACGGCCGACCGCCTGCTACACCACGGCTACTACCGCGCGTTCGTGGGCGCACCCGTGGACGACACGCTCTCGCGCGCGACGTTGGAATCCGCAATGAAGGAGAGCCACGCGTATCACGAAGTCTCGCGCACACTTGACGACGCGATACTCACCCGTGCCGACACCGTGTTCCTGACCGACGACCTGCGCGAGTTGGTGAACACGGCCGAGGCCACGATGCCCGACGAGGTTCTGTTCGCGACGGACATTTACACACCGTGCGGATTCGTCGTCATGGAGACACCCATCACGATGGATGTTCTCTCGCGTATGAAGGCGCACGAATACGACTCACTGCTTGACCTCATCGTCGCGCGAGGTGGAAGCGTGAAGGGAACGCGACTCAACACCGCACCCGACGAGTTCGGCGATTACGTCGGCGCAGAGCATTGGGATGTTCGCGCGTTCGCATGGGGAGACATTGACAGCATCAAGCCCGACGCGCTGGCCGATGTTGAGAAGAGGTTTGGGCGCAAGTCGGCCGAGTACGCGCTGGCCGAGAAGTTGCTCTTCGCATCCGATGCGGAGAAGGGCGTGTATGTTCGCGTGTACGGCACGATGACTGGAACGACCGTAGACGGCCTGACGGTGGAGATTCCCGAGATGGGTCGCGACCTGCGACTGATGGACATCTACGCGTTCTTCTACGACGAAGATGGACTGCGCGAGGAGAAGGACTACTACGAGAAAGACCGCGTGACCGATGAGATGCTCTCCGCGTCGCTTGACAGGAAGAACACCGTTCGTCGCTTTCTCGTCGCTCTGTTCCGTCTCATGGAAGAGTATGTAGATGTAGGTAAGTCCCCTCTCCATCGCGCGCACGGCCGTCGTGCCTCGCGTGTGGGTCGCGGTGGTGACCTACGGAACGTGACGATTCTCTCCCTGCGTCGCGCGCTTGACGATGAGAGCGATGGAACAGGTGTAGGTAACAAGGTGACACTCGCGCACCTTGTCCGTGGCCACTGGCGCAACCAGTGGTATCCGTCGCAGAAGCAACACCGTGCGAAGTGGATTCGCGCACACCGTCGCGGTGGCAACGCTGGCGATGAAGTGACCGCACGGCCTCGCGTCATCAAGGTAGACCGCTAGCACCCGTGGCCTTACCTACACCCGTAGCAGGCGCGCTACTAGGTGTAGGTAAGTCCGAAGCGGTGTCAGGCGCGCTGTGCGACGATGGAGTATTCCACCGTGTCCTCTCCGATGTTCGGGGCAGGGAAGTAGAGCGCGAGGCCGAGGAACTTCTCTGCGTCGCGCTTGGAAGCGAACGTCTCATTGAGAACGGTACGGCTGATACCGCCACCCGTGAGACGCGCCACGCGCTTGATGATGAATGTTGTTGATGCCACTGTGAACCCCTTTCGTTCGGCAACGGCCACACAGTACCACACATCGGACAGACTTCCCGAGTGGTGTTGTGCGCTATGGCAGGAGCCCCGCTCCTGACGCCCTCACTGCGTTCGGTTGTCCTCAACTCCGATGGTGAGTGTCGCGCGGAATGTGTGTAGGTAAGCGCGAAACACCGTGCCGACACTTACCTACACCTAAGTAGATGAGTGCCGACACGGTGCGCGTCGTGTACCGAGTCAGTATGCGTACGGCGCGTCTACCGTCATCGCGGTGCGACACACGCAACAGAGTGGGGCGTCAGAGTCCTTCTCTCCGAATAGCGGTTTCTCATCATCTGCGAGGGAGAACCCGTGAACGAGTGAGAGCAACTCTCCGTAGACGCACTCCACCGAGTGTTCTTCATCGTTCAGACACACGAGCGAGTAGTTCGCATTGTCGTACGGGAACGACTCTGCCATGTCTACCGTGACACGGAACGCGCGCGGTGATGTGTAGCCACCGCGAACATCGCACCCCCCGTGAATCTGTAAGAGGGTGAACACTTCCCCGTCATGGGAGAATGTCACGCCTTGTAGCGTCTGCGCGAGCGAGTCCTCACCGTTGTAGGTGTTCCATGTGTGCGCGCTGGCATCCTTCTCGAACGCGAACGACTCCGCGAGCGAGAGCCAACCGTCATCGGGATTCTCCGAACAGAAAGCGCGGAACTCTGCGTCAAGTGTCGGCGCGTACTCCAAGCGTTCTGCGAGATAGTGATAGACCGAGAGCGTCACGCCCCAACGGTCAGCCCATGCGCGCGGTTGCGCGTTCCACTCTGCGAGTGTGCGCCCTGCGTTGCGTTCCCAGTGTCGCCCATACGCACCGCCACTGTCCAGTATGTGACGACCCGTGTTCTCCGTGAGCATTTCCGCGATGACCTCGCGTGTGCGTGTCAGCGTGTCCATGTCACTTACCTACACCTTTGTAGGGGTATGACGGGTGAACGCGTCGCCCCTTGTCACGAAGCGAAGCGATTGCGTTACACGCCCACAAGGTTGCGAGCGTTCCGCCGATAGCCGAACCAACTGTCAGCAGGATTCCGAAGAACAGGTCAAACGCGTTGCGCGTGATGTACGCCTTAGCGATAGCGAACACACCCGTGAGCAGTGCGAATGTGAACATACCGACGACGTATCGGTAGATGAATGTCGGATACTTGTCATCCAACCAGTTTGTGACCCGTGCGTCTGCGCGGTCAAGAGTGTTGATAATGCTTGCCATGTGAATCCCTTTCCGTAGATGTTGGCAACACGAAGCGTACCACGCACGGGACAGACTTCCGCAACTTACCTACACCTACCTGCTATCCAACCCCGTGCCATACAGGTGGCGTGTGTGTGCGTTCCGGTGGGAGCCCCGCAGTTGTTGGTGTTCCGATACAGAGATGTTCGGCTGCGTTAGGTGTTACCTACACCTCGGCATCGCCTCGTAGGTAGTTCGCGCGCATCACTTCCGTGGTCGCCTCTCCTGTCTGCTCGAACGTGGTGATGTCATAGATGGCACCGCACCGCAAGCAGAGGTACGAATGTCCATCCCAACTACCCGTGGCCTCTGGCGAAACCATAGTGCCTGTTGGTGAACAGGTGAAGAAACCGTCGAGGTCGGGTTCGTTACCGCACTGGCAGACGAGCCAGTCGGCGAGGGTCAGGTCAAGGTTGAGTGGCATCGTGCTTCCTTTCGTCATGACGAGCATAGGGGTTGTGTGGCTCATCGTCATGCCACAGTCCGTCAGGCCATGCGGTGCGAGTGTGAACACCGTCGATGTTCTTGCCAAAGATGTCTGTCCCTTGCCAAGCGTGACGACAGCATGGCAATGTGTCATCGCGTCCTGCTGGATGGCAGTTCTGACCAATGTCCTGTGCGAGCAGGGGGAATGTGTCAAGGAACTTCACAACACAGTCATGGCAGAGAATCCACTCACGACTGCGACGGCTCCCTGTGAGAACGCCAACATTGTCATCGAATCCGCCGTAGTAGCCGAATGTGTCGAACGGCAACACCCAACCGTTGTCGGGGTAGTGCTCTTGCTGGGTACACACGAAACTTCCACGACAGGCAGAGCATGTTGCGTGCTTGTACTGACGGAAGAACGGTGTGAACTCGGGGGTGGTGCTTGTCTCTGATGTGTCACTCATGGACATGAGCGTACTATCACGGGGACAGACTTCCACCTACCTACACCACTACCCGTAGGGCACCCGTGGCACCTGCGCCTTCGGGTGGGTTGGGCTACTGAACGATGACACCTGATGTCATGCGGTACATGACGGCATAGCAGTATCGCCTGCGTCGTGTCGTCTCCCACTCCACCTGATAGCGGTGGAACCTGTTGAGCATGTCAAGGTCGGCAGGCGAACGATAGATACCTAGTTCCATCTCGGTCTCTATCATCAGGGACACTAGGTTCACCTCACTACCCGTGGCACTGCGCGTCGTCACGCCTGCGTCACGGCACGCCTGAAACACCTTCGTCATGAACATGGCACATGCGAGCATCTGTTCTAGTTCGCCCTCGTCAGTGAGGTAGTCATTGGTCAGACATGACACACGAATCGCTTGATGTACCTTGCGTCGTGGTACATAGATGCCTGACATAGGGCAAGGGTATCACTCACTAGGTGAGCGCGCCCTCTACCCCCACTTCACCTCTTTGGTCTGCTTGTCCTCTGGCTCGATGTCAATGAGGTCAATCATGGAGCCCCTTGTAAGCAGCTGACGCACCATGACTAGTGCTTCGTCAATGTTGTTGGGTGCTTCTAGGTCATTGCGCTTACGCACTGACACGGTGATTCGGTATGTGTCCATGCTCAATACCATACAGCCTTCCACAGTCGCGCAACACTCTGCGCCTGCTCGGGGGTCTGACATGGGATGCGTCTGATGATGTGTCGTGTCCCCTCGTCAGTGGGCACGGACAACCACACCTCCACGTCATCTCCAATGGCATTGACATGAGTGACTGTCCCCTCTGATGAGAGGTCGTTGATGGATGAGGTCAGTAGGTCTGATGTGTTCATGGGTACGACACTACATGAGGGGTGGTACATGTCAAGTGGGTGTGATGACATTGGGTCAATGTGTCAATAGGGGGTAGGGGTGGGAGTGGGTCATAGGCGGGATACTCAATGGGGTAGGCACTCGGTCATGGCGACAGCATGTCAATGGGTAGCCACACACATAGGGCTAGACATGTGATACATGGTGGCTAGGTGTATGCGTGAGGGTAGGGTTACCCGTATGACACCCGTGGCACCTCGCAAACCTTCACGCTCTCGCTCACCTCTGATGAGAGGGTGGTCATCATGGTGCCAATGGTGCGAGGGTCAATGGGTGAGGTGGTCGAGATGGGTCGATGGCATTGGGCTCGAACCTGTTGCGCTGACCATTGCCATCACATGCCTAGTCATGGGGGTCATGGTATTGCTCTCTATCGGGCGTGTCTAGTGATGTGCCACACTACCCGTGGCACCTAGCGATTCGCTTCGCCTTACCTACACCTCGTCGCCCCTCGTCATACCTCGCGCGCCTCTCGGCGTGATGCGTCGGTGCGTGCGTGCTACTCGCCCTCGCTCGCACTCGCATGACGGTACGCATGACGACACGCCTCTTTGCTCTGTGCCTTGCGTGCGTCGGGCACGGTGCTTGCTCGCATGCGCACGCCATCGGCGAACGATTGACGCTCGTCGTCTGACCATTTCGGTTGGGCTATGTGCTTGCGCTTTCGCATGACGACAAGTGTACCTCGCGTGGTGCTTGCGTGTGTCATCGTCGTGCGCGCGTGACTGTCGCACTGCGTGTGCGTTGGTCAATGCGCACTGCGTGTGCGTCGCACTGCGTGTGCGTGTCGTATCGCATTGCGTCACTGTGTGTGCGTTGCGTGTCGCACTGCGTTGCGTTCACTTCATCGCTTGATGCTTCGCACTTCGCTTCGCACTTCGCATTGCGTGTGCGTACCCGAACCGGAACATGAATGTACCTGCCGTGCCCCCCGCCTGCGTGCGCCTGCGTGCGTGTGTGTGCGTGTGTGTGCGTGTGTGTGCGTGTGTTCATGCGTGTGCGTGCGTCAGAAATGCGCCGATGTGGTGGTGGGGAAATGGGGTGGTCAGAGAGCCCCGCGAACTTTCGAGCGCGTCCCCACAGCAGGGGGGAGCTAAAAATCAAAATTTTATGGTCGTCTTTTTTTATTTTAATTTATCCAAACCGCTTGTGTCGGCCGGCGTGTGTATGTATGATGGCGTCATGAGTACTATTTACAGCTACAACGAGTTCCTGGTTTTTGTTGCTCAAGAGCATGGGCAGCTCAAGGCCGGCGACCCCACCATCCGCTTGGGGCAGACGTATTTCAACTGCCTGTGGGAGTTCCGTCCGAGCATCGCTAATGCCATTCGGGCCACCAAATATGACCCTTTTCACAAAGATGACGTCCATCCAGACATCCACGTCCATGTTGAGGACCTGTGGAACGAGATGAACGCCAAGGTCTTGTCTGGCGAGTAATAGGGACATGTAGGGGGCAATATGGAATTATTGATTCTTTTGGTGGTGTCTTTGGGGGTGTTTTGGTCACTCTCGGCCTATCTGGACAAATTCTTTGACGAGAAGCAGTGTCCACATTGTGGTGAATGGTCTAATGCTCGCCATATGATTGAGTTTCGCCCCTTAGGTAAGCCTGACCATGTGGAGTACTGGCATCAGGGGTGTTTCCTGATGAAGCGTGTACCGCAATCTCCCCCTTCTGACAGCAAATAAGCAATCAATCTCCAATTGGATGTCCATCTAGCTGTTTTCGCCATCTCCGTGAAGGAAGAAAAGCGCGTCCGTAATTTTTCCTAGCCCAAAAACACGGCACCCCTATAAATTTTGAGGTCTTGGCCGCCACTGGGATAAATTTATCTGAAATAGGGGGTCCCAGAAAAAAAATCGCGCAAGTCTGTCATTTTTCTGTTTACTGGAGTCCTCCGGGGTGGCGGTTGCGGGGGGCGCGTTTGGAGGATAGGGTGTGTAAATGGTAGAATTAATCACTGCCGAAAATGGGTCCGCTACTAACAGGGCCGTCCGTATCCGCCGAGTAATGGAGCACGAATAGTGAAACCAAACCGACTGATTGCCACTGCATTGTTTGCCCTAGCTTTGGGGTCTGTTCACCAGGCCCAGGCTGCCCCATTGGGGGGAACAGTAGAGGAGGTGGTCAGTCGGTCGGCGCTTACAGTACAAGCAGGAACTATTCCTGCAGCACACTCAGTTTTTGACCTTCGACAATCGTCCGTTGCGCGCAACCATGCTTATGCCACTGATGAATTTTGGGATGAGCTAGCGCAGTGCGAGACTGCCCAGGAATGGGATAACGGCGGCAGGTACGCCGGCGGTCTTGGCATTATGAACAACAGCCGCTTCCCGAAGGCTGCGATGGGCACCTGGGAGCGCTTCGGCGGTGAGGAGTTTGCCCCGTCCCCCGATAAGGCGACCAGAGAAGAACAGATAACTGTAGCGAACCGTATTTCGGTGGAGGGCTACAAGAAGCTTGTCCAGCGAGACCCTGACTGGGCTCGTCGCCAAGGGATTCCAGCCGAGTACGTATGGGACCAGCGTCCTGTTGGGTTCACGGGGTGGGGTTGCTATAAGTCCAAATCTACGGGTAAGTACAGAATGGCTAAGCCAAAAATGTACTACTACGAAAATTACGAGGATGTTGTTTTATTTTCGTTTAAATTTAACGAACATAGCAAGGCTGTCCATGACCTTCAGGTATTCCTTGGCTTAAAGGTAGATAGTAGCTATGGCCCGAAGACTAAGCGCGCGCATATTAAATATCTGCGGAAACATAATCTTCCGTTGACTGGTGTGCCGGGGATGGCGAGGGCTGTTGAGGTTTCACCGGTAAGGGCCATGGGCGTAAGCGCAACGCCTGCCAGCACAGAAGAAGTCAAGAGGTGCCCCAAGTGGGAAAAGATGCTCAAGGACTACGGGCTTCCTGTTAAGGAGTTTTCGTACATCATGTGGCGCGAGAGTAGGTGTCAGCCAAAAGCCATTGGCTGGAACTATAGAAGTGGCATGGGTCATTGGAGCTGCAAACTCGCCCCCGCTGATGTGTATAAAAGGTGTAAGGCCGTGCGGTCTTACGACAGCGGATTGCTGCAAATTAATAGTTCGTGGACTACGGTTACTTCACAGGCTTGTAAATCAAAGTGGGGTGACATGTCCGTATTGCTAAATCCATCGTGCAATCTGGCTGTAGCTAAATATCTGTACGAAGACGGCGGCATGCATCACTGGAAAGCAACCTCTGGCAGATACTCAAGCTAGTAATTGACGTACTAGGCGCTCCATAGGTACGAGATGGTGGTCTAGGAGTTCTAATCCACTGTCCTCCATTCTTTTATTGCGGAGAATTGAGTTGAGTGGGCGTATTGCGGGTCGCTGGTTGCGGATTGTTGCGCTTTTTATAGGATTTATAGGTACGTCGATGCCGGCGAAATCTATAACATTCTTGGCAAAGTCGTACCATGACGTGGAGCCCTGGTTCGTGACGTGCCAAATGCCGCCGCTGTTATTGATTGCGAGCTCAAGTATTTTCAACGATGCGTCATCTGCAAAAGTCGGGTTGCTGAACTGGTCATCAACGAATGAAAGCTCCGACGATTCTTTGGCTATTTTTAAAATTGTTTTGAGAATGTTTTTTCCGGTCTTTCCGCATACGGAAGAGACGCGAATAATGGCATCTGTCGGGCGCATGCACGTTTCTCCCTGGAGTTTCGTGAGACCGTACGCCGACAACGGTGATGGTGAGTCGTACTCTTCGTATGGAGATTCTTTCTTACCGTCAAAGATGTAGTCCGTGGATATGTACGTGACATGGGCACCAACATCGCCAGCCGCCAGGACTATGTACCTTGTTCCATCAGCGTTGATTCTTTCAGCTTTGATTTGATTGCGCTCGCAAGCATCTACATCCGTCCAGGCAGCACAGTGAATAATATGTGTTGGCTCGTGGACGTGGATTGCCTCTGTAACCGCTGCTTCATCACAGATATCGAGAAGTTTGTGACTTAGCGCAACAACTTCGTATGCATGCTCGTCTGCTCGTTGGACAATTTCCGAGCCAAGCTGGCCAGTCGCGCCAGTGACGAGAATTTTAGGCATTCTTTAGTGGCTCCCACCACCAGCGATTAGACCTATACCAAGATATGACATACCAGATGTCGTCGACAAGGTTGTGTTTTCTTCTCCAATTAAGCGCTGCTATTTTGTCCACACTTACCGAGTATCTACGGTCATGGCCTTTTCTGTCAGGAACATATTCGACATGTTCATCGAATTCAAGCTCCATGTACTCGAGAATCATATGGACAATCTCGACATTGGGGGTTTCATTCCCGGCGCCGATATTGTAAATTTCTCCGTCTTTTCCGTTAGTTAAGACCTTGTATACGCCAGAGCAGTGGTCTTCCACGTGTATCCAGTCGCGCTGATTCAGGCCATCTCCATACAGGGGTATCTTCCTACCCTGAAAGATATTGGTGATAAACAGCGGAATGGCTTTTTCAGGGAACTGGTATGGTCCGAAATTGTTGGTGCATCTCGTAACAGAAACTGGGAGCCCATGCGTTGTGTAATGCGCCAGCGCCAGCAGGTCAGAACCAGCCTTTGACGCCGAATATGGTGAACGCGGCTCTAGTGGGTCTGACTCTAGCGATGAGCCGACTTCTACAGAGCCATATACCTCATCCGTGCCTATGTGGACTATGCGCTCTATGTCCACATGTCGGGCTACGTCCATTACTGCATCGGTTCCGAGGCAGTTGGTACGTACAAATGTGTCTGAAAGGGCAATTGAGCGGTCTACATGACTTTCTGCGGCAAAGTGAACAACGTAATCAGAGCCCTTCATTGCAGACAGCAATGAATCTTTATCACAGATATCGCCCTTGATAAATTTAACTCGAGTTGAATCGAGAAAATCATGCATTGTTTGCATTCTGCCGGCATAGGTGAGGGAGTCGTATATAACAATACTGTCGTCAGTATTTGCTAATACATAACGAACATAATTAGAGCCTATAAATCCAGCTCCGCCAGTTACAAACTGCACTTTATTCATGTTCGTAATCCATATGTCGGTATCAGTGCCTGCGGGATGTCGGCAATTAATGGATTTGCCATATCGCGAGAAGAAACGATTTTTTCGCCATCTCCCCAGTCGGCTTTTATTGCCGGGTCCGACCAGAGGACGCCAAGTTCATCATTTTTGTTGTAGTAGCTGTCTACCATGTAAGTAATCGTCATGTTTGTTACTGCCAAGAATCCATGCGCTACGCCTGGCGGGATAAATATTCCTCTGTGGTCGAAGCCATCATAACTAGTATCACCCACATCGGTTACATACGTATTTCCCTGTGTAGGCGAACCTGCGCGAATGTCGTGCAAAACAATTCTGCATATACCAAAAGGAACATACCAATAATCAGCCTGATGTAGATGGTAGTGAAGCCCTACGAGAGAACCTAGAGCTCGGTCTCCCCTGTTGCCCTGTATCATCTCACGCCCTAGCGGGAACCACGACCGACGGTATGTCTCGATGAAGTTGCCCCTTTCGTCACCATGTACATCTGGGTTAACTATCAAAACGTCTTTTATTTCATTGCATTCTTCAATTATGGGCATTACTCAATCTCCACAATACTCTGGTCGCTTATCATCAGTTTTAGTGCTGCCGGCTTTCCAGATGAACGACTTATCCTTGCGCCACTGCCGATAAGCGAGTCGCTAATACGCGGTACGTCACGAACAACATTATTCCCTAAAAGTACTGAGTTTTGTACCTCGGTATTTTCAACTATGCAGTTATTTCCTATTGACGTATATGGGCCTATAAATGCATCCCGTATGACGCACCAATCCCCTATGGCGACAGGACCAATAATGCGCGAGTTATAGATTTGCGAATTTCCAATCTGGACACGCCCATCCGCAGTGAACTCGTTGAGCGACTTCTCATAAATATTTCGCTCAATCTTGTCAAGGACGAGGCGGTTGCATTCAAGCAGCGGGTCTTTTTTACCCGTATCAAGCCACCATCCTTCGAGTGTGTGGCATGTAACGCTCTTGCCGGCGTCAATCAGCCACTGTATTGCGTCGGTTATCTCAAGCTCTCCCCTGCGAGATGCTTTGATGTTCTGAATTGCTTCATGGATGTCTTTCGTGAAGAAGTAGACACCTACCATTGCCATGTTTGAATTTGGAGAATCGGGTTTTTCTACAAGCCGTATTGGTTTTCCGTTTTCAAGCTCGACTACGCCAAAGCTTTCCGGATTAGGTACTTCTTTTACGAGAATTGAAGCCGATGGCTTACTTGTTGTGTGAGCAAACATTTCGTGAAATTCATGAATGCTCTGCTGCAGCATGTTGTCGCCAAGGTACATGATGAAATCATCATCGCCAAGAAAATTGCGTGAGATGGAAACACAGTGAGCAAGGCCAAGCGGTGTTGCTTGCTCAATGTATGTAACTTGTGCTCCGAACTTTGAGCCGTCTCCAACCGCCGTCTTTATTTCATCTGCGGTAGAGCCAACCACAATGCCGATATTTACAATGCCGGCGTCAACCATTGATTCGATGCCGTAAAACAAAATTGGCTTGTTTGCAATCGGCACAAGCTGTTTTGCTCCGGTATAGGTAATAGGCCTTAGCCGCGTACCGTTGCCTCCAGAAAGTATCAAACCCTTGATACTCATGGTGCAACCTTCCCGTTGTCTATCCATGCTTGATACGTAACCGGCATTGTATTTTTGAACAATTCCTCAACAGCAGCGGCATATTCGCGGATTTCTAGTTGTGCATTTATGTCTGTACGGAGAGATAGGAAATTCATCAATGCCCGAGCATTTACTGTCCAGTAGAACTGCGTAAACATGGAAACAGGGAGAACCATGCGTGCAACTTCTTTAGCAATACCTGACTCAATCATGTCGCGATAAAGCCTGTATGACGCAATGTTATTTGAATTAATTGCTGTCATCGCCATCGATACGCGCGCATCACGTTTGTCAAGAATTTCGAATGTGTATGCTCCCGGCTTGCCAATCTGGGTACGTATGTGCTCCTCTTTGGGAACGTGAAACTCGTCGGGCACCTCCGAGTACCGTGCAGAAAATTCATTGAACGAGCCGATTCTATGACGGAACCACTCGCGGGCGACAAAGAGCGGGCACTTGATGTGGAATCTAAATGCGTTGTGCTCAAACGGCGTTCCGTGCCGCTCCCTCATCAGGAAACCGACAAGCCCCTTATCTTTGCCGGAAAGCTCATCGTGCAGCTCCGACGAATGCTGAGCGAAAGATACACGTGCTGCATTCACTACAGACATATCGTCGGCCATATGAGCGTCAAGCCTGACAAAACCGCCAGTTTCCGGCATTACTTCAATCAGGTTCCCCAAAATCCACTCCTGCTTTGTCTATTTGCTAATTCCAAAACTAGCAGCACAGTGCGCCCTCTGGGGCTCGAACCCAGGACCCACGGATTAAAAGTCCGCTGCTCTACCGACTGAGCTAAAGGCGCGGATGTTTAAATAAAATGTTTTATTATCGCAGCAGAAGCAAGAATCACCCATAAGACATTAAAGATGATAATTGTTGGCAGTGTCTTTACTGTTGACGACCATATGAGGGCAATGCTGGAAAATATTGCAAAAATGTAGAGCCACCAGAATTGCTGTCCGAAAAGCAGCCCCGGAAAAATAATTGCAATCTTTGTGGCAAAACCCCAAGCCTCGACGGAGTTGGCGCGATTCCAGTAGGAGCGCCGGGACATACTCCTAACGGCGTTGACTATCTTGGAAAAAAACGTTCTCAATGTGAGCAGCATCCGTCGCACCCATGCACTCTATCATTTGATATCTCATCTGGGTCTGGATGCCCAACTCCGTGTGGACAAATTCTTTCCATCATTTGTCTATCCGGTCGCCAGTTTTGTGGCCACTCCTTCATGTGGTGGTCGCTCATGTTATGTATTACGCAATACTCTCCAGTGCACTTTGACTTGCTATGTACACCTATAAGTATTTGCCCACCGACAAGAGTGTGCGTAATGCTTCCCATTTTTCTCCCCTGAAATGCTGGCAGTGCGGCCCGCCTCTTAGCCTTCCCCGCGATGGGTCGTCACCCTGAGGACTTTTTCACCTCTCGTGGATGGGTACCAGCTTCGTCCGAACGGCAGGATTTGAACCTGCGACCCTCTGGTCCCAAACCAGATGCGCTACCAAGCTGCGCTACGTTCGGCTATTGAATGGATGAATAGTTTAGTGCAGTGACGATTAGTTGGGCAAATCGCCTATCAACTGTTCCTATCTCTTCCCACCCATCTACCTCTTGCGTAGAACAAAGCAGAGTGCATTTATCTGGTGTCGATTGATTAACTGAATATGCATAAATTGGCTTATCAGTCAATTTCGTCTTCTTCTTCCATTATTTTGAGCAGCTCTTCTCTAGACATCGTTTTACTTTTGTCGGTTGCCGCCCAAAGCCATTGACCGTCTTCGTTAACGCCGATAACTTCAATTAGTCCAGCTTTACGGAGAAACTCCATATCATCATGAAGGTTTTCAATTGTGTATTCTTCGTCCACCAGCGAATAATATCCCTTCGCTCCAGGGATGTCAACTGTTCTCCTGTTTCGGAATGTAGTCAAACTCGCCATTCATAACCCGCTCGGCGGTATTTACAGAACTCTTGTACCACTGACAGTCTGGGCATGAATCATCTACGTGACCGTCAGGTGCCGGTCCTATGGATACTCCGTGTTTGACGTCATTCATAAAGAAAGGAAACATTTCTTTAAGGTGACTTATCATGACTGCCCCTTGCTGGCGTAGGCGTTCAATCTCATCAGCGGCATCACTCAAATCCGCAAATGTAAAGTCGGCAGGGTCGGCGTAATGCTCCCGTAGTCGGGTCACAATGTCATCAGTCATAATTATTCCTTTCCGTAGGTCCGGAGGGACTCGAACCCTCACTCCGTAGAACCAGGACCTAAACCTGGCGCGTCTGCCAATTCCGCCACGAACCCATGTGGCGCAATGATATCAACTGCTTTGTTGGGGAGCAAGGACTCGAACCCTGAACTACTGGACCAAAACCAGTCGTGTTGCCAATTACACCATTCCCCATTAGCTGGCGAGGCAGGGCTCGAACCTGCGACCCAGGGATTAACAGTCCCTTGCTCTGCCAACTGAGCTACTCGCCACTGTGACGACATTCTATGTACAGATGCTTGCGAAAAAACAAACGTTCTGGTCTTTCTATTTATTGAGAAATAATAAATAAAGTATAATTATTAGCGTTGCACCATCCGGAAGGAACATTATGTCAGGAATTATCCCGCCGTCAATAGTTAGCTATGACTGGACTGTCAGAATCAGTGACCCATCCTACTTAAACGTCTCATTCCCTTTTAGGGTAAAGATTGAAAAAATATGGTTCACTACACAGCAGATTTATGGCTCAACACAGGGCCTTTATGAGGGCGTTAGCAATATTGAGACAACCGAGAGGCAATTATCTCTTGCTGTAATCAAAAATAAGAATTCAAAGACGCAGCATCGCACATACGATAATCCATCAGATTGGGTATTTGGTTTTGAGGATGTTGCATATTATGGCGACGTAAACGAAGACCTAAAGCCAACAATGTGGCTTGGAAATCCCGATAATGCTGCAGGAAGAGTCGGTGCTTGGACTACGCAGCAATACTGGGGAAGCGGCGCACTTGACCTTCGTAGTACTGCAGCAGAACCAATTGACAAGGCTCATGCATTTAATAATAGTTGGAACGAAAGCGAATTCAACGCGCAGACATACCTGGCTGACGTTGCGGTAATGAATACAGACGAATTCCTTCAGATGTTTGTATACAACTCTGGTGGAGACTGGACTGACTATGAAAATGACGCAAAGGTCACAATCTGTGTTGCCTATACGGGAATGTCTTTCCCAGATGCTTCTTCTGCTTCTCCCAAGCCATGGACAGCATGGTGGAATGACTAATATGGCCTTATGGCTTTTAAACAACTATGGTTCTGGAAACCTAGACAATTAACAGACAAATGGGCTGAAGTTCATGCATTCTCTACGGATGAGTTCGAGCGTCCGTCTATTGTCGTTTCCGAAAATAAACCAACAATTTCTGAATCAATCTGGTTTGGCTCCATTGATGCCAATGAGAATCTTTTTATAAACTGGAGAGACGGGGAGGTAATGGGGTTTGTTCCCCCGTTATGGTACTTTGTCCAAGAAGTTAACCGTCCATTTCCTGGTGGGCCAGAAATTCCGTTTGTTTTCTTATATGCCATGCACGGTCCGGACTTTGATTCGGGAACAATAGTCACTGCCGAAAAACTTAAAGCAATTGGTAAGATTCCAACGGATTCTGGTGTAGGAGAATCCGAGACGGTTGGATTTGTTCAATGGTTTAAAGATTCATCAAAGATTCAGCAGATTCTTGTTTATGAAAAATGGAGAAGGAAAAGAGTTACTCTTGCGCTTTTTGGCGTAGCAGACCTGGTTATTGTTTCTGGTTCATATGGCCAGTTTCTGAACGGTGGAGACATAACTACACCAGATGGGGAAACGTTGAGAAGCGCATGGAGCGGGTCGGCAAGGTTGCTACCCAGAATTGGTTCTGTTGTGGAGCAAAAAAGTAGGGATAGTGGGACTTGAACCCACATGCCTTACGGCCAGGGATTTTAAGTCCCCTGCGTATGCCTATTCCGCCATATCCCCTTGAGGATTGGAATTACCGTTTAGAGGCTTTTTGTATTGCTAAGCAATAAGAGCATTGAGCGGCAAATTCGCAATTGTCATCATGATGCGGCATTGTTAACCGGTACGCGATATCTCGCCATTGATTTATCTCTTGTTGCATTTTTATTATGCGCTCAGCAAGAGCTTCGTGCGTTTCCATGGTAGCCAAATACTACACCATTCAGCGGAAGAGGAGGGATTTGAACCCCCGGTGGGCGCAAACCCACTCCTGTTTTCAAGACAGGTGCATTCGGCCGCTCTGCCACTCTTCCAAACTACCTTCACACGGTAGGTAGATGTTACACGTTTTGCCGGTATTAGGCGTTGAGGGCAGAGTCAATAAACCACTGGTTTTCTGGGCAGAAGTTATGCACTGCTTCGCGAATTAGCGTACCGATAAAGCCGGAGTCAACACCGCTAGATTGGGCCATATTGACAAAGTCTGCAAGTGTCGAGCCCTCATCGATTGCGTCACACGTAAGGCGCCCCATCTTCAGAACGCCAACCTTCCCAAGACGTGTCACCTCTGCTGGATAGTCGGCTGCAACGTTATTGAGAAACTGCTCTTCCCTGTCAATAGGCTTTGGAGCTGCTGTTTGCTGAGTGGCGGCAACAGTATCGGGTACTGCCTTCTCTACGACGATAGTACGTGTTCCGCATGCTGATAGTGATGCTGCCGTCAACACAATTGCGGTAATCGCTAGTTTCTTCATTTACTTTGCTTTCTTTTAAGAGTTGCTTTCGCAACTATAGTGGGCCCGGTGGGGATTGAACCCACGACCAAGGGATTATGAGTCCCCTGCTCTGACCACTGAGCTACAGGCCCTAGATTTATTGTGTCAAATATTACCGCGATTATCCACAATGTGAAATTAAATTCTCATTTTGTGAGAACTTAGGCATTGAGGTATTTACCCTTTTCGCATTCATGTTCCAACTCGCAGTAACAGTCATAGTACGGAAATTTTAATCCGCACTCATCACATACTGTGACGTTCATGTGATAGGTAAACCCGGTTGGCCTTGGGGTATCACAATCCCATTCGTCTTCCATGTGCGGCTAATCCCCAAACATGTAGTCAAGGACTCCGAATGTTGCTATTAGGCAAAGTATCAAGAGTACGGTCATATATTGTCCTTTCATTTTGTGGGCGCTGAGGGTCTCGAACCCCCGGCCTACTCGGTGTAAACGAGTTGCTCTACCGCTGAGCTAAGCGCCCCTGTGTTTTGAGAATCTTACCCAAATTCTTTCGTGTACGAAATACAAAAGAAGCTCCCACGTCTGTTGAGCAACTCCAATAGCAATCGATGAGCGCACATTACGCGTTACGGCAAATGCGATTGCAAACGTAAGGATGAGGTCAGAGAAATACCATGTCGTAGTTTTTAGAAGAGATTTCTTGACAGAGTCGCTATGACTCATGTTTATTTGCCCTTTTCTGACTCATCTAAATACCGCTTTACCGCTTCTCTCACTATCGAGCCAAACGAAAGTTTATTCTTTGCGGACGCACGCTCCATCCTTTCGACCATTTCTGGCGAAAGATGTAGTACTACTTTTTTATATTGATTCTTATCGTTCATAAAAGTGCTGGAGGCGGGATTTGAACCCGCGTGTCACCGCTACGGTTTCTACACTTTATAAGAGTGAGCCGATACTCCAGCCATCGCTGACTATGAAATGCCTAGTCGGCGATGGCTATTCGAATGTTCTCGGTGAGGCGGCCTTTCTGGAATCCACTTGCTGTGGCAACTCGGCCCATGTATGAGCCATTCTTGAGGACGACTAGCGCAGGTATTGACTTGATGTCGTACTTGATGCCGAATTCCGGGAACTCCTCAATGTTGAGCTTTGCAAATGCTACTTCGCCCTCCATCTCCACGGATAGTTCATCAATAATTGGTGCAATCATCTTGCATGGACCACACCATGGTGCCCAGAAATCCACAATTACGGGAACTTCTGAACTGTTGACGAACTCGTCGTAAGTATCTGCTGTTAGTTCTATTGTCATAGCGCAGATACTACATCTTCAGTAGGCCAGAAATACGGTGTCTCTGGATTTTCTGTCCAACCAAACTGTGAATAGTGGACGATGTCTTTACGCAACAAGTTAGCCCTGTGTGAAGAATGAACTCTTTCATCTCCCCACCATAAAGGCATGTCTTCGAAGTCCGGCTCGCCGTATGAAAGCATCTTCTCTCGGCACGTATCCTTATAGCCGCGCGCAATCCAAATGTCGCACATGGTAATTCCATAGGCAATAAGACCGTTTACGTTGTCTGCCCACATCTTTGCTGCAGGGTGATTTTTCCACCCGAGGGTCACGTCGAGATTGCAGCGAATCAACTGCAATGTTTCAACTCGCTGTTTTCCAAGCCGTGCCCTGTCTAGCACGTGGCCACATTCGTAAATATCTGTAGACGGTACGAACGTCTGCATTTTCCCTCCCGTTTAGTTGTTGGTTTAGTTATCTATTTACTCTAGTCATAAAGTTCGTTAGTAAGCAAGTCTTTCACGTCGTCGGCCATGAGCAAAAACCCCCTGGCTGGATTGTCTTCTCCGCCGAGTGATATTTTTGTGCTCTCATTAAATTTATCTTTGTTGAAGCGTAGGTACCTCTTAAGGCGTCTGACATCTACGATTACAAAACCCTGAGCCGGTGAGAAAACGTAAACCCACCACTTGGCTTCCGTCACGTTTATCCCGCTCTTTGTCCAGACCCGCTGTCCATCCTCGTCGCGCATTCCTCGCGGGTTTTGGTCTGTCTCAACTACCATTCGACCATTTCTGTATCGGTCTGTTTTGACTTCGAACGCACCATCAGATAGGTCGTCTAGGAAGCCGGATATATCTTTTTCGCTTTGCTTGCCAAATTCTAGGTCTGCTTGGAAATCAAATTTCCGTGCCGGTATATCAAATGCGGAACTCATGGGGAATGGCCTTAGTAAGAGTGGCTTCGATTTCGCCATTTTCGTTTGGTCCATCGTTAACGGTTAATCCGATAATTCCCAGGATGCTGTCAGCGGCGTCTTCTGTAGCGAGCCTGTTTTCCCTATCGTCTTCAGGGCTGGCGTTTTCATTATCTAAAAAGTTATAAATTGTGTTTGCTATTAATTCGTTTATGGAAAGTTTTAGTTCTGCCGAGCTCTGCTTTGTCATGGTTGACACACTAGCACTGACCATGTAGTCTGGTCATGCCTTATGGCATTCTTAAGAGAAAAGAGACAAACCAATGAACCTGTCACCAGTGACAATCATCGGGAATCTGACAGCAGACCCCGAACTCACCTACACAACTAACGGGCAAGCAAAGCTCAGCTTCTCCGTTGCAAATACCCACATCTGGTATGACGCAAACAATGAGAAGCAGGAAAAGACCAGCTACTTCAACGTGACTGCATGGCGGTACCTCGCAGAGAACTCCGCCCGCACCCTTGAAAAGGGAATTGGAGTTGTCGTGTACGGGCGCCTCGAGCAGCGCAGCTACGAGGACAAGGAAGGCGTTAAGCGCTCCATTGTCGAGCTAGTCGCAGAGGATGTTGCAATCTCAACAAAGTCACTGGAGTCAATCGAGCGTCGCCAGCGCAGCGAAAACTCAGATGGTGGGGCTAACCGCGGCGGTTCGGCTCAGCCGCGCCGTGCCCGTCCGAGCACCGCAAAGGTTCCTGCCGGCGGCGGGATGCTGGAAGACCCAGAGGCAGACGAGCCGTTCTGAGAACGAAATAGCCGTTAAATAGGCCCTGAGAGGCCTAGACGGACAGCAGGCCCGGCCCCTGGGGAAACCCAGAATGGCCGGGTTTTCTGCATTTTGGGGGTGATTTTTGAAGAAAAAAATATCTCAAAAAAATCTCTGCGAAAGTGTTGCCAAACAAAAAACAGTGCCTTATGATTTGCTCAACCCATTCACCTACTTATAAACGGGGAGATAGAAATGTCGGAATACAACAAGCTTCGCGAAAAGGGAATCAATCGAGGTCGCCCTCGTCATAGCCCTGAGCAAAAGGCTGCTTCGCAGCTTCGCAACTCGCTTCGCCAAGAGGCTCGTCGCCGTGCCCATCTAGTTCTCAAGGCTCGTCACGCTGATGAGTTCAACGAAATCTACGAGACGGAAATGAACGACCTCATCAAGGAGCAGTCAGCGACAACAGCAGCTCCGAAGACAAAGAAGACTCGTAAGTCTTAGTCCTCGGTTGGCGGTTCGTCCTTGGTTTCTCCAGGGCGAATGAAATCACGAAGAAAACTCTTGGCCCATTCCCGGCGCTCTTCATCAGATTTGTTGAAGATGTCGTCGGGAATTGGTCGCACTCGGGGAAGTCTATTCTCCGTCATCCTGAGCCTCGTCTTCTAATTCAGGGAATACCTTTTCTCCAGTCTTGTAGCGCATGTTGCGACGCATGTGCTCGTATGCGGCGACCAAGTCCAGGGCGCGCTCTTCTCCCTGAATATTTCGCTTTTGGTCAACTGCAGCAATGTCTGCCAGAAGACGTATATCTCCATCGAATCCCGGGAATGTCATACTAAAAGTCCTTCTCTTTAGAGCGCCGCACGTTCCTCTTCAGGGCTTTGCGTCGTGAGTTACCATACTCTACTTCAAGCCAGTCGTCGAAGTCCTCGTATGCCCCAGGGCTGTGCTGGATATATCGCTCGTATTCGGCCAGAAGCTCTAAATACTCGTCGTCGTCTTCATCAAAACGTGATGACATTATAATCGTCCTTTAGCTATTTCTAACTTTTTTCCCGGCACTGGCCGCAGATTCTGTATTCGCTACAAACTGCCTGCCCTTGCGGCTTCCTATTACCTTCTTACGATTAGTGGCGGCTCTTTGCGCTGGTGTCAGCTTTGACCATGCTTTTGCTGGCAAATATCTCCGCGTGCCGCCCTTTCTGATTGCCGGTTTTCCATCGGATGTAGTCCATTTTTCTCTTGTCCACTTCTTCAGTGAGCGCTGGGCCTTCTTCGGCTTGCCCCTGTACCCACCGCCAGCCTTGCGGTATTCCATGGCAACGAGCTGGGCCTTGCGCGCGCTCCACTGCCCCGGTTTCCCGCCACGCGAACCAGCCATAATACGATTCTTGATTTTCTCGCGCAGCTCTGGCTTTGTATAAGACATTTTTGCCGTCTTCTCAAGCATGCCCGGCGCGTCTTCAACAAACTTGATAATCGAATCTTCTACCCACGCCGGGGACTCTATGGAGTTTTTATATTCTCTCATGGTTTGTTTTTCTTCTCTACCCGCTTGCGGGCGCTATTAATTATCCATGCTGTCTCTAGGTTCATGTTGTCAACCCATGGATGAGATTCGGCAAAACGCACAACCTGCTCGTCGCCGTCTTCCGCCTGATACTCAACACCAGCACGCTCCATGAGCTGGTAGATGTTGCTAACCCCGGGAATGTCCAATTGCCTAAATTTCGTAAAATCGCAGTTTTCCTGTGAATCATCAATAATCATTAGTTCAGCCATTGTCTTTAACCTCACGCCATAGCCGCGACAACCTTGTCGCCCATTTGAACTCCGACATTATTTAGGCCATTTGCAAATCCATATAGATTTGCCATCGCCGCAGCCAGACCGCGACCCTTATGCTCCTTGGATATCGTCGGCTTGCCAACCGTACGCCTACTTCCGAAAGACATCGTGGCCGCTGGCTTCAACTTCTCAGCCTCGAACATGCTTCTGAGAATGTCAGAAGGATTTGACATTTTGTCAAATAGGCCCTGTATTTTTCCGTCCCTTACCTTGATGTACTGTTCATGCGTAAATACTTTTACCATTCCGTCCGCTCCGGAAATTACCCAGTAATCATTGGTTTCACCTGTGGATAAATCTGTATTCCTGACCCTACGAGCTCCAGTTATTGGGCCCTCGGTAAATTTCCTGGTGTTACCAATTCGTTTGAGATGCGAAGAGCCAGTATTGAACTTGTTTGACTTAAGTTCGCTCAGTGCGGCACTAACTTTTCTTACCGACTCCTCGTCTAGGGTGAATCCACCAGTGCCACCAGAGTCAATAAATGCAGGGCTTGGGTCTTCATTTCGTCCAAGCAATTCCCAAAGCTTGTTCAGGTCGGTTACGGCTATTTGGTCTTCCTGGAGCCCCATGTCGGCAGCCCTGGAAAGGTTCTCTTCATTGTTTGGATAAACGTCAACAACATCAAGGTAGACTGTCCCATCGGAAACCCATCCGCCGATTGTTGTTTTGTCTGCCCCCTGCTTTGGGTTTGCAAACGTTTTAGGCCCATGGAAGTCCATCCATGACAAGAAGGTTTCTACTAGCTCGTCAGACGGATTACCTTCAGCGTCAAAATCTGCTACGGCGTCAACTTTCATGCCGTGCTTATTTCTGGCTATGGCTATACCTTCTTTTATGTCATCCATCCTGTCGACTTCGACGGTAAAGCCGCCCATAAAGCCCTTGGTGAGCGTTGCTTTCACCGCGGCAACTCTCTCCGGGTCACGATTGAAAGTAATCCTCATATCGCTGGCCTTCATGCGCGCTTCAATCAGGTTATATTTAATAACCTTCCCAGAAGATAAGCGAGTTGATTTGCTTGGCTTGAATCGCCTGGCTCGTGATTCACTATGGCCGATAATGTCCTGGGCTACGGCTAGCTCTATATCGTCTTTTGACGCATCTTGAATTTTCTTTCTGCCTGATGACAGCTTGTTGTTAATCGAGACCCTCTCCATCTCCTCGGCTGCCGTTCGGAAGTCGCCTGCATAAACAAGCGAAACCCGCCTCCCCCTGAGCTCGCCATCCCTTATACCAAACGTATCCGTCACTGCATGTATGAAGCCGGGGTCGCCAGAATCATCTCGCCGTGAGCGTCCAAGTCTTCTTGCTGCATATAACTGGAAGTGCAAATGCTTTACAGCAAGCTTCTCTAAGTCGGATAGCGGAGAGTCGGGGTGGTCCGCCATTGACATCATGGCAATGTCATTTGCCCATTCTCCGTGTCTGTCAAATGCGCGGCCAGTACCAAGGTGTCCGAATAGGTCGTGGAGGGCCTGAAGCGCCTTTCCAGATAGGCCCATATTGAAGTAGATAGGGTCCTCTATTCCTCCGACGTACGACTCAACAAAAGAACTGGAATCTCTTCTGTTTTTCGTTCCATCAAACAGGGAATTGTCACCCATCGCTGCGCCAGCTTTTGCAGCCAGCTCCATCATAAATTCGCTGTGTTTACGCCATGCTTCGCCATATATCCCGGGCAGCACATCACGCTGGAGGGCGCTATTCCCTATTGCGTCGGATGGTAGTACATAACCCTTTGGTGCTATAGCTTCCAAAAGTGGGAATTTAGCTTTTGCCGCTTCGTCTACATATTGGAGAACTGATTCACCATTTACTGAAGCTTGTCTTGCAACAGCGTTGCCCAAAACATCTAACCATTCTTTCTTTTCGTCGTCAAACAACAGCGAACCGGCCACTGCCCTGTCAAGGATTGGAAGCAACGAACTACGCGAAGGAAGTTCCACTGTTCTCCAATCAATTTTCTTTGGTATGTGTTCCGCTATCTGCGGGATTGGGTCAGCCGACACGAAGGGTATACCGTCTGCAGCGATGCTTATCGATATTGAGTCTAGTAATTGTCTTCCTGTATCACTGAACGCGGGGTGTGGCTTCACTTCCTGAAGCCTTCTTTTGTTCAGCGCTTTAAGAAGATTTGGCATTATATCTTGAATTGTTTTTCTCTGATAGTCATCGAGAGTAATTCCAAGTGTCTTTTCAAGTACTGCGGCAATTCTTTTTCCAAATGCAATCTTGGATATGCCACCTTCCGTTTCTCCGGTCGTTTCAGCTACGCTAAGCTCTCCCTCTATCGGTAGTTTTTCCGTGACCTGGGACAGTCTGGCGCCTGACGAAAGTCTTTCTGAATCATTACGCGTTGGACCACTGCTGAATTTGTCAAATCCCGTCCTACGCAATTCCCTATATGCGGCGTTTGTAATCTTGTCTCTGTTTGTAGCAATATCAAGTGTTTGTTGGATGACTTCGCGAGCACCTTCCGTCCCTTCGCCATCAGATGGCATTTCCGGAAGGAAATTAGCCGGAGGAGTAATCATCAACGTCTTTGTTGGACGACCAAGCACTACAACCTCGTCCTCTCCGAGGCAGCCAAATCCGGTTAGTGGGTTTGAGAATATTTGTTCTACAGGAATGTATGCCTTCATGAGGACGTTTGAATCAAATACAGCCTGAGCTTCCTCTAGCGCATCTATCCCTGGTTTTTTAGCGGCAGCGAGCGATGTTGAAAAAGCCTGGGCCATAGTGCTGCTCGTTGTCCACGACGAAAGCGGACGCATAGCCACTTCTCTTTCGGCAATCTCTCCTCTTCCGACTGCCATTTGTGGCGTGGCTTTCATGCCTCGCCATACACCAAGATGCGTAATTCCTTTTGACTTGTAGTAATGCTGCGTAGCGTCGTATATTGCCTTCACTACAGAGCGAATCACTTCTGACTGTTTTTCGCTAAGTTCTGGGGTATCGTCAAAAGCAAGGTCGCCAAACTCTGAACGCCGCTCAATCGGTATAGCCGAATCGTAGAGAATGTCATTTCTCTTGCCACGCACGCCTCCGTACCAACCAACTGCATCGTCCAGCCCAAACATTTTTCGTGCTTCGTGCTGTATTGCCATGGCTACAGGGTTTGAGTTATTGGAAGAAATTGCCCATGTATGGATGATGTCGGAAACTATTGCTAACCGCGCCTCTCTTATCCCTTCCGGAGAATTTATATCGAAAAATGAAATACCGCTCTTGTATTCATAACGCGCTTTATAATCCTCTGCATTGCCGGCAATAAACCGCAATCTATTTATCAAAAAGTTTTTTAATAATTCTTTTGTTTCTGGGGAATCAACATTTGTTGCGTCAACAACAAATAATCCAGCAGCTGCCACCCTCTCCAGGTAGTCATCTTTCGCTCCGTAATTTACGTAAAGTCTGTCGTAGGCCTTGTGTTGCTCATCTGTTCTTTCTAGCTCTGGAACAATCTTTCCATCACGGATAAGTGATTTGAAATCCCTTGCGTACTGGTCACTTATTGAGCCACCCTTAGAAATCAATGCCATCCCAGGCTTTCCTGTGCGTGGGTCAATCTCGCCCATTGGAGAGAACATTAGGGCTAATCCATCCCCGTCTTTCAATGGTCTTCCAGTTAGCGGGTCTTTACGGTCGGCGCCGTTAGCGCCCTTCATCTCCGCTATTAAATCGTTGAACATTGTCCTTATTTGGAGGCCAAAATTGAGCATGTCTTTTTTGATTTCGTCTCCACCAAGACGCGTTATCAAGTATGGAGTCAATATTGACTTCTCGTCGCCTAGCGCAATGTTTGTTAGTTCATTCCATTTGTCGCCGAACAGGTCCTCGTATGAGCGTTTTTCCAGCTCATCTATGATTTCGTCAAACCAGAACCTCTTTTGGATTATTTTGTCATGCTTCTCTACGGACACCACCGCGCCAGAGGACCTGTCAATAGCAAACCTTCCGGCAGCACGCCTTTCTTCTTCAGTTGCATTTTCTGGAAGATTGTCAACGGCATCAAATATTCCTTTTAGTGCCCTGAAATTTGCAGCCGCATGGAAAAATCTTCGTTGAGCAGCTAAATCTAGACCGCTTTCTTTAATTGATTCTTCAGAGAACGATTTAATGAATTCACGCGGTTCAATCTTTGCTGTTTCTGCAATATTTGACGCAATCATTCTCTTTGCTGAGGAGCTAGCTTTTCTATCCTCCTCGGATGAAAACATGCTTACGCCAAACCCTGTTACATCAAGTGTGGATAGGCCCTCGATAACTGGGTCAAGAATCATTGCCCTCACGTCATGTTCTAGTTCCGCAGTTAAATCCTCCTCTGAGGGTATTGGAAGCGAGGCGCGCAGGCGCTCAGATGGTCCTGTAGCAAAGGATGCTAGGCCTTCCGGCCTTTCTGGGGCCTCGAATGTGTATGGCTCCTGAGTCTTCTCTGGTTCTTCGGCAGCCTCGTCCCCGCCTATGAGCTGTCTTAGCGCCCTGGCCATCCGTCCCCTGCGCTTCTCGCGCTCTGGTTTTTGCGTAGCCCCAGAAGAAAGTCTTATTGTCGGACGCCCGTCCGCACGTCTATCCCACGGAAGGTCATCTTTATCTACCCCAGCAAGGGTGTAAATGTCATCGCGCAATTTTTTGCTTAAAGCGCGCTTTGCCATTTCTCTGTTTGGGTGCATTATTGCAACAAACGCCTCAGCTATTGCTTCGCGCTTATTGACATTTCCATAAGATGTTGCAGTTAGCGCTTTGTCCGGATTTGCCCTAAACATTTCCTCGGCGTCACGACCAGTCAGGTCAACAAACTGCGTATATATTTCTATTGCTTCATTGTCCGTATCGGGGTTTGCATATTCCTCAGCAACATCGAGTGCTGCGGTGTATTTAGGGTCCCTTAAATCGCCATTTCCGTAGTACGAACGCGCCTTGCCGGATGCCCCATTTGTCTCCGTATCCCATATGGCGCGATAGTGGAGCCAGTGGCCATATTCGTGCACTAGTGTGCCCTCAAGGCTTCTGTCCATATGTGCATCGCGCGGTTCTGGGAGCCTGTCTGGATTTAGTGAAATTGGATATACGCCCTTTTCGGATGTCGTTAACGACTCCCTATCAATTATTGCTCGCGGTGTAAATCCAATGAGCCCGTATTCGCGCACTGCGAGCCCACTAACGAATGGCGTCTTCTCTACCCCGCGCTGAATCCGTAGCTGCTCCATGCGCTGTTTCATATCCCCGTTGTTTTCGTAAGCATCTACAGCTTCGCGTGAAAACACTGTTATCAGGGGGGCGCCATGGTTCTCGAACATCCACCTCATCTGCGGGGACGACTCAAGTAGCCCACGAACAAGGTCTTGTGCTGCCTTTACCGACTCTGGGGAATAATCAATAGGTAGAGAATTGTCAGCTTTGCCTAGTTCCGAATAATACTTTTCTAGGAATTTTCTCCACTTACGATTTGTGCGCCAAGTATCACCGGCTATGTCATCAGCCCACATTTCAAAACGCTGTTCGTCGCTGGTTGGGACAACCACTTGCGCGATTTCGTCAGGAGTCATCCCAGCTAGCCATTTGGTGTTGGTTCTGCGTACTTCTTTTCCGGATGCATCAGGCTGGCCATAGCCCTTGACCGCGCGCTTACCTGGCTCTGTTGGCTTCTGTTCCTGTGTTGGCTTGATTTGAATGACCGGCCGGTTGCGACCAGATGAAAGCGACTCAGAATTTGATGAAAGTGATTCGAAATACGAAGCTTTGTCTTTTTCAAACTGGGCTACTTCTTCATTAAATTTGTCGACTGTTTGCTTATGCAGCGAATCGCGCTTTTGTTTATTCAGAGCATCTGTCGGCCAATTCTTTTCGATAGCCCCATCAATAATCCGGCGCATTACTTGGCTTGTTGCAAAAGCATCTGAGTCAGCGTTATGGTGGCCATCGCCGAGGTTTACTCCGAGATATTCGGTTATTGCAGCAAGGCTACTAGATGGCTTTTTATTTCCTTCTTTGTCAAGCATGAACGGACCGTCATCCGTTTCCGGGGTCCACTTTGGGAGAGTTAGGGAAGCTATTTCTCTCGTGTCCAGGTATCCAGATGGGCGCCACTTTTCACCCATTTGTTCCAGAACGCCGTCAAGAACTCCCTTATCAAATGTGGCATTCTGAACGCCAAATATTGCTTCTGGGCCCGCAAACTCAATCAGCTGCTTATGTGCTTCGTCTATAGATATCTGGCTGCCCAGCCATTCATCTGTTAGTGGATTTCCGTCTTTATCTTTGAGATTATTCCTAGACCACTCACCGAGTGGCTCTCCAGGATTCATGAACAGATTTATTCTTTCGACCTCTTTGCCGTTTTTTATTTTCACGGCACCGAACTGGACTGGCGCACCTTTACTAATCTCTTTCCCGAATTCGTCAAAAACTAATCCGGTTGTTTCATAGTCAAAAAATATAACTTCTTTGTCGTCGTACAGCTTCTTAAACTCGTCCCACGATTTTATGTCTGCGAATTCTTCATCAGCAGTACCGATAAATGCACCAAGCGTTGGCGTTCTTGGGTGACGTGGTGGTTTCCCGCTACTTAGCGTATTGGAATCAACATTATCTAGTGCTACTTCTTTTGCCCCAGAACTGAGCTTGCCTTGACCGGAAAGTTTGACGTCCCAGATTTCACGTCCATCATCAGTCTGCGTCTTCTTAACCAGCTTGTATGTTGCACCAGCAGGCAGCAATACTTCGTGTTCATTTATTCCAAAATATCTTTCGTCGAGAGGCTTCCGGGTATCAAAGTTTTCTAGGTTATAGTCATTTGGGCGTCTAGATATGTATCTGCCACGCGTGTTCTTTGTTGTTAATAAGCGAAGAACTATTGGCCTTTTGTCTCCCATTCCAGAGTATTGGCCTGGGGCCATCACTGTAAAGCTCTGGAAGCCCCTATCGCCAAATGTGTCACCCTCTTTAAGCGATGCAATTTCTGGCGTATTCGCGATTGACCTATACAACGTTATGCCGGCGGTTATTCTGTTGTCCATTAGGAGCCGCTGCATAGACGCATATTCGTACAGGTTGGGGGACCGCGGGTCATCAAATGTGTAACCCAGCCTTAGTGAGTCATTAATTACTGACCCAAAATCTTTATACTCAGTTATTTTTTCAAGAGCTCCATCGTATTTAGGCAAAGACGCATCTATATCGTTTTTTTCAAACACTCTAGATATGAGTCTGTATAGTGATTCTGGAGTGAGCAATGCCCCCTCTTCCCACGTGCCATAGTCGCCGTCGTACAGCTCTGATACGTGGACTCCACGAGAGCTACGCTTAGTTGAGCCGGACGATAGACGGCCCGAGGATGCCACTGCGAGCTGTTTTAGCGGCCTTGAGTACATTATCTGTGCTTCTTCATCCGCAAATACTTCATATGCGGCGGGGAAGTCGACAAGCTCCTCGGCTGTTGCTTCTGTTTCAAAAAGCCCAGTATCTGGATTTTTTCTATATAGAGAAGATATTTTCTTTTTATCTTCCGCAGAGAATATTTCTGGTTGCTCCGTGATGGCCTTGTCGATTATCGATAAGAACTTCTGTTTGTCGTTTTCTCCAGCCCACGTAAATCCATTCTTGGGCCAATGGACAGCGCCGCGTGCCCCCTTGCCTGAATGGCCGTGTGTATATATCGAAGCAACATCAAGCTCGTTATATAGTTTTTCATTTCTGGCATTAAACGCCGAACCTATCCCCTGGCCCTGAGCCATGCCAAGAACATAAAATGAATCATGAGAAATTAATCCCAGGTTTTTTTCGTCATTAGAAACATTGATATATGTTCTATATGCGCGTGCTAGCGATAAACGTCCATCTTCATAGGAGAGAAATGATTTTTTATTTTCGTCCGTTAATGATTCGATGAGTTCTTTTTCGTACTCTGGAAGCGGTCTAACCAAAAACCCAAGCTGAACCTCGGTCAGCATGTCGCCCGGTTCGAATGTATCACCATATAGCTCTTTGGCATCAGCGATATCCGCATCGTTAGCCTTATGAACTTTTACAGAAGTAGAGTATTTCGAGTCACTGCTAGGAGCAATGTCTATCAATACCCTGTTGCCTATATTTATTTTTTTCCCATCGTCGGTGGTAATAATAATGTCTTCATCAAGTGTCATTTCACCTTTAAAAAGCTCAGCCAACAAATCGCGGACACGCTGTTTTTCTAGCTTCCTGTCTTCATTGTCCTGGATTACCATTAACGGTTTTGGCTCCGGCATTCCAGGCGGCCGTGGTGGGCGAGGACCTTTTTCTTCCTCGTATACGTCTTCTTTTAAAAATTCACCCTGCTTTATATCGTCTATAAACTCAGATGCAAGTTTTTTCTTTTCGTCAGACACGGGTGGCTGGGAATCAACAATCTCCTGATACTTCTTCCCTGAAGAAAGCGTTCTCGACGTGTCTGGCTCTTCCGCCATTCTCGTACCTGACGCTCGGGTATTGCGATTTTCAGCACCGCCAATGCCAACCCATACCGGCTTAGTTGTCCCCTCGTCTGCCCAGCCATCATTATCTGGGTCTAGGCGGCTACCGGTTGGGCGTCTGTTTCCCGGTCTACCGCCGGTCGGCAGGTCTATGTTTAATCCATGGTCCCTTCCGCGTCTTCTATCACGGTGACCGTCGCCAATTCGTGGCCTATCGATAGCTCTTGAGCCAAGATAGCGGCCAAGTCTTCCTAGGGCAGCTTTCTTTTCCGGGCTTGAATTTGCACCGCGACGAGATTCCTCAAAGGGAATGTGAAACTCTTGATTATCTGCAGACATCTAAATAAATAATACCATTACAAATAAAGGCCAATTAGAGGCGCTTACCGCATTTGGTGCATATTTTTGACCACGGGTAGAAGCGGACCATATTCATTGGATGGTCACATTCCAGGAGGCGCTTTGCTTCAGAATTGAGGACTGTTCGAATCCACGCAGAAAGGGAAATCTGCTCAATGGAGGCGGCTTCTTTCCAGCGATTTCGTTCATAATCGTTAGTTCTGATTAGAACCTGCTTGTCTGCTGGCCCATCTTCAGCATCTATTGACGTGGAAATGCTGGGGGTTAACGTTTCCGCCACCTTGTCCATGGCGGAGCGGATGTTGTCAGTCTCTTCTTGGTTATTTTCCTGGCTCATCGTCGCTGAAATCCCTGTATCTAGGCTCTTCTTCTGAGTCAGATACTACTTCAGCATCAATTATCAAACCTTCATCTTCTTGATGTTTCCGAAGAATTGAAGAAACAGTTTCCTCCGGCAATACGCCAGAAATCGCCATGAGTTCAAGCAGCTTTTTAGCTTCAGATTCAGCGTCAAAACCAGACGCCGGCGTCGTAACTCCAGGCTGGCCAGCAATTGTTGCGCGAACCTGAGAGTTGATATTCCCGTCAATATTTACATTGACATTTGTTTGCTCCATGCCAAGAAGTTTCGTTCTTCTGTCCATAATTGAGAGCACCTGCTGGATTGCTTTCAGGTCTGGTTCTACCTGCATCTCTGTACCGTCGTCCATTACAACGCGCCTGTGCTGCGTCATGGGCCAAATAGCCTGCTGGAGGTTGTCTAGGCGCTCCAACTCCATTCTGAGCACCTCTGGGTAGGCCAGGATGGCTTCCTTATTCATCTTTTCCAGTTGACGCTGAATTGAGCGTGAAACAGACGATGTTGAGATGCCGAATCTTCTGGCTATCTCATTGACAGACGTACCGGCCTGGCGCATCTTGAAAATACGCATGTCTCTCTCGTTGAGAAACTCTTTAGTAGTAATCGGTTTTGATTTTTCGTCGCTCATTTAACAGCCTTAGACCACTCGATGACCTCAAATGGAAATCTGACGCCTCTTTTCATTTTAGTCGGCCACTGACGCTCGTCACGAGCACCACGGAAATGTCGAACATCGTAAACATATGCCCCGAGGGCCGTGGGGTCTGGCTGAAGGGAAATACCGAATTCTGGCCAGCGCGACCAGACTGCCGAACCAAAGGGCCGAAGGTCTCTGCTCGTCATGCTGGTTCCCAGTGGAGCGTGATGTTCAATCCATAGGGCGCACTTGTAGATGGTTCTAATGGTGTCAAGGTATTTTGCAACCTCTAGCGCAATTGATTCAGACGTTCTTCCGCCTGGGTCAAGAAACGCCTTGTAAAGAGGCCCAATCACTAGTAACTCTGGCTTAACCCTGTCGAGGGTATCCTCGAGAATTGCCCTATCCGAAGCTTTAAGCAGGTCCATTCCTGATGGGCGTGTTAGTAGTTCTGCGTTCAGTCTTGAAACCCGGGCATGAGCCATTGCCTGCATCGCGATTGAGCGTCCAGTTCGGCGAATAATTCTGTCAGGGTTTTCAAGGTCTACCGTAAGTGTCTTGATTGGATTCATCGGCTGAAACGAGAACGGATGGATTCCGGCGGCAGACAGGAGTGCTACTTGCCTAGCGAGCATTGTCTTGCCGACACCTTCGGCGGCAACAACAATCACTCTTTCGCCTCTCTCAATTAGTCCTGGTATTGCCCATTCGTACGAGTCGCCGTCTGTTTCTTTAAGAAAATCATTCCAATGAACCAGTCGGCCTGTATCAAGAGTAAATGACACAGTTGCTGTTGAGAGGATGAGATTGCTTTTTGCAATTTTCTGTTTTGTATTGAGGTCGTCGCGCTCTAACAGCTCCTGTAAATTTAAAAGCGCAAGCCCTTCTGGGGACGCCTCATCGTCAATTCGGTGTACTGCTGGCTCAATATCGCTAAAACCATCTTCAGAAACGTTCGCAGAATATGTTTCTGCGTGCTCTTCGTAGGCAAGAAGTTCATCGATGGATTTACCTGATGAAAGATGGTCTGTGATGTCTTTGTGCGATGGGCAAATCCATACCTGCGCATCACAGCCAGCTTCATTTAGTTTTTGTTGAACATCAAGAGCATGCTTGATTCCGACTTCATCATTGTCTGCAACTATTTCAACAAGACTTCCAGCGAGTGGTTCCGTGTGGATATCTAGCCATTTCCCAGCTCCGCCTGGCATTGTCGTTGCGATAAATCCAGCCTCTATGAGGGTGTCTGCATCTTTCTCCCCCTCTACAACCCACACTGGAGCGTTATATGTTTTGGCAGAAATAACAGCTGGCAAGTTGTATAGGACTTTTGGCACGTCACCAAGACTGTATTCCCATCCGCCTTTCCCGTCTGGTTTGCGCTGGCGAAACGTTTTCTTTCCGTCTTCATCTACGTATCGCAGTTTTTGGAAAAGAAGCACGCCGTTTTCATCCGTGTAGTCATATGTGGCTACAAGTGTTTGTTTTTTTGGTGGCTCAACCTGCTTTGGCGTTACATGTTTTTGCTCTGTCTTTTTTGGTGCCGGTGGCGGCCTATGGTCGGTTTTGTATGTCTGTTCAAAATCGTCTTTCTTAGGCATCAAGTCAGCGACGCTAAGACCAACAGCCGCACATATTTCCTCGACATTGCAGGACATTCCACGATGACACGTAACAAGGACTCGGCCATCTGCTCCTTGCCCGACGGAAAGCGATGGATTTGAGTCGTCATTTCTGCACGGACAACGCGCCACCCAGCCAGAGCCAGCTCTTCTGACGCCGTCAAGCAGGCCGAGAAAATTTTCTGTTTCTTCTGATGGAACTGTTGTCATTAATTTGCCTGCGATGAGAGGAAAAGCAGATTAACAGGTATGCGTGGTATGGGAACAATGTTCAGCTGTTTACGAATCTTCTGACGTTCCCGCTCTGTCGCCCCACCCCATATTCCAAACATTTCGTGATAAAGCGAGTAGGACAAACATTCCTGCCGGATGTGGCAAGTTGAGCAGATTTTCTTGGCAATCTCTGTGTTTAGTTTGGCCTCACGGATTTTTCGGGAGAATTCGCCGGGCTCTGATTTATCGGCCATCGGGAACCAAATGTCGGGGTCATGCCCAGCGCAGTCACCTCCGCGTGGAAGTTCGTCTATGCGACTAATTGCTTTCATCTGGCCCTCCCATGAATTACCGGAGGCTAGGTGTCCCCCGAAATGCGATTTACATCACGTGCAGAAAGATACACGACGGCGCTGCGGATTACAAGAATTCCGCCAACATCCTCTGCGGCAATATCGACGGCCTCCATGGGCACACCAATTCTTGCCGCTATTGCCGCTCGCGTTTTTTCAATTCGCGTCTCCTCTTCTGCGAGGTTGTCGTCATAGAAAACGCTTTGAACTGGCGGTGCTGTTAACTTCTTTAGTTCTACTGCTTGTTCTTCGGCGCGCAAACACCACATACATGCTATTTCGTCAGAGTTCGCAGCTCTTTTTCTAACATCGACATGACCACACTCGAGCTTGTGGTTGTACGTTAGCTGTCCCCATCTACCAATTTTTTCGATAGATAATATTTTGCGCCTTGGCGCTCTTCGTCTTTCCGTAGTCATTCGGCAAGACCCCTCTTACCGAATTCGTTTAGCGCTTAATAAACGAAGCAATGAAGCGCTTGAAGAATCCCTTTTTTGCCACCGGTGTTGATGGCGAGTCAGGGGTAACCCACTCCTGGGCCCACTCAACAATGTTGTCGCGAGTGTCGTCGATAAAATCAATCTTTATTGTCTCAGCGGCATCGAGAGCCTTCATCATGTGGCTGTTGAGGGCGTTCATCATTTCCTCATGATGCAGCTCATGTGCTTCAATCGAATCAATCGCCTCAAAAGCAGTCTCGACAGGCGTCTTCTTCTTCTTAGCAGGAGCCTTTGTTGGCTGCGCCTTCTTGGCAGGGGCCTTCTTTGCGGGGGCCTTCTTGGCGGCCTGCTTTTTAGCAGGAACTTTTTTGGCTGTTGCCTTCTTTGCAGGAGCCTTCTTGGCGGGCTGCTTCTTGGCTGGGGTCTTTTTCTTGCTATCGCTCATATCGAAGACACTAGCGCATACGTGTGGCGCGCGAGTGAAAAGACGTTTATTTCTTTACCTTAAAATGTAGACATATTTGTTTAGTATTCATGCATGGAACAGTATGTCAATGATTTTAGTAAAATGGCGCTTGCGTTGACGTCTGCACAAATGGCTAAAGATGATGCAGTCCAGGAACATGGCGTGGGCGAGGAGATAGCTGTTCACTTTCTCGCATGGGTAGATGATGGGTTAATCGCAATCTGCCAGATGGGTGCGGATACCAGCAAGATGGACCCCGATGAGCGTTTTAATAGATGTAAAGAGCTATGCAAGATTCTCAGGAAAGACCTGTGGTGTACGGCTTTAACGATGGTTTCAGAAGGTTACTGCTCGCTCGACTCCTCCAAGACAAACAACATGGACCTCGCCACGGCCTTTGCAGACCCAAAATTGCCCGTCTACGAATGTATAACGATTAGCCATATCTCTATAGATGAAGATACTGGCCATATAGCCCCAGTTTCCATGGTTGCCGCCCCCTACAAAATTAACGTCGGCAGAAAAGTGCAGTGGAAAGAAGTTCTGGTTTATCCCGAGAAGGCCGAACAGCACACGAAACAAACAAGATACCCAGCCATGCTACGCCGTGTTCTGCAAATGTCCCCAGATGAGTCAATAAATGATGAAACACTCAATGCTGCTGCATCCAATATTGTCAATCTAGGTTTTGTTATGCAGAGCATTATTTAGATAAAATATAAATGTGAATCCATTTTATACGAGTCCGGGCTTTGGCGAGGTATCGATTTTTGAGAGCCCATCAGGCGAAGTTAAAATTGCCAGGGCTGACAGAATGCCGTGTCCAGTATGCGGTCACCCTACCGGCGACTGTGTGGGCGACAGTGAGACATTGAGGCAGGAAACGGTGTGGGGATTCAATACTAATTCATCACTAGATGAGTCTGTTACTTTTTATTTAGAAGATGATTACATTGAAGAGCGAGAAATTGCGCCTGGAATCACAACACGAGTGGTTATCCACAAGAAGGGTAAGAGTATTCCGCTTGGCGAAGCGAAGCGTCTTGGCCTAATCCAATAAATCACATCTACTCTCGACTTTTTCTGTATTCATATCTGCGCTACACTCTTTTCCTCCAGTTGTTAATCAACCTACGTTAAGGAAATTATGAGCCTCATTGATGATGAATTCGTTGCTTCGTACGCCAATCGTCCAGTTCCCTGGGGATTTAATGGCATGGGAGAAATTGTCTTCCTACGCACATATAGCCGCACGAAAGACAATGGGAGCATCGAGACGTGGGCAGAAACAGTTCAGCGTGTTATCAATGGCGCAGTAGAAATCGGCGTCCCTTATACCCGTGCCGAAGCTGAAGAACTTTTCGACCACATGTATAACCTCCGCTGCTCAATGAGTGGGCGCGCATTATGGCAACTCGGCACGTCGATGGTCGCGCGTTTTGGTGGTGCGTCACTCAATAACTGTTACTTCACAAATATCGAGAAGATTGAAGACTTTGAGTTCCTCTTTGATTATCTGATGCTTGGCGGCGGAGTTGGTTTCTCCGTGGAGCGCTCGAAGATTCACGACCTACCGAAGGTCAAGAGTGGTGTTTCTATTTCACATGAAAGAACCAATGATGCTGATATCATCGTCCCAGATAGCCGCACTGGCTGGCGCCGTCTACTGCACAGCGTTCTTAAGTCTTACTTCGACACTGGTAAGTCATTTACGTACTCCACGATTCTTATTCGCGAGTTTGGTGCGCCTCTCAAGACATTTGGCGGAACCGCATCTGGTCCTGGCGCACTCATTGATGGAATCACCGATATTTGTAAAGTTCTCGACAACCGCGTCGGCAAGAAGTTGAGGTCAGTTGATGTTCTTGATATTTGCAACATTATTGGTCGCATTGTTGTTTCCGGCTCGTCTAGGCGGTCGGCGCAAATAGCAATGGGAGACCCGGATGATGTTCTTTTCCTTCGTGCAAAGAACTGGGGTTCCGGGAATATCCCAGGATGGCGTGCAAATAGCAACAACTCCCTCTATGCCGACGGATGGGACGAGATGCCCACGGAACTGTGGCGTGGCTATGACGGTTCAGGGGAACCATACGGTCTCGTGAATCGCAAGCTGGCGCGCACATACGGGCGCCTTGGCGAGAAGCGCCCTGACCCAACAATCGAGGGTTTCAATCCGTGCGCGGAAATTGCTTTGGCAGATGGTGAGTCGTGCAATCTTGCAACCATTTTCCTGCCGAACATCGAGTCGCTTCCGCAGCTCTTGTCGATTTCACGCCTCTTGTACATGACACAAAAGCAGATTACGCGCCTTCCATATCCTTATGAGAAGACGACGTCAATTGTCCGCGCAAACGCGCGCCTTGGTCAGAGCATTACAGGCGTTCTTCAGGCTACAGAACAGCAAATTGCATGGCTAGATGCCACGTACCAGTACCTTCGCGACCTCGATAAGGAGTACTCTGCCGAAAAGGGATTCCCAGAGTCTGTGCGCATGACAACTGTTCAGCCGTCTGGCACGCTTTCGCTTCTTCCAGGAGTCACACCTGGCGTCCACCCGGCATTTGCCCCATACTACATTCGTCGCGTTCGTTTCGGCTCTGCCGACCCGCTCGTTGACGCTTGCCGCAAGCGCGGATACAAGGTCGTTTGGGATATTGGAATCGACGGCCGAGAAGACCATACTCGCTATGTTGTTGAGTTCCCCTGCATGTCCCCAGAGGGTTCAACAATGGCGAGCGAAATGACTGCAGTGCAACAGCTTGAGTGGGTCAAGAAGATGCAAACAGAATGGGCAGACAACGCAGTTTCCGTGACTGTGTACTATCGTAAAGAAGAGCTAGACAGCATTAAAGACTGGTTGTCGAAGAACTATGACAAGGGAGTAAAGTCAGTGTCTTTCCTGCTTCACAGCGACCACAATTTCGTTCTCCCTCCGTATGAGGAAATCGACAAGCAGACATACGAAAAGATGGTGTCAAAGATTGACTTCTCCATCCCGCTTGTTCAAGACAGGTTCAACGGCGATATCGATATGGATGATTGCGCTACCGGAGCATGCCCAGTAAAGTAGCCATATGGCGAAATATATGTCCCTCGAGGGGCGTTTTCTTCAGAAAACCACTAAAACGGATTCGTGCTGGTTGTGGACGGGGGCACTCAATTCACAGGGGTATGGCTCCATTGGTGTCAACGGCAAATCTGTCAGCGCCCATCGCTTTTCTTACGAATTGTATGTAGGTGAAATACCGGCAGGAATGGTTGTTTGCCATTCGTGCGACGTAAGGCATTGCGTAAATCCTGAGCACCTCTGGGTGGGGACAACTGCTGACAATAACCGCGACATGTTCACCAAAGACAGAAATGGTTCGTCTTCCAGAAAAAGGACACACTGCAGGCGAGGCCATTCGTTTGATGAGTTTGGCGTCTATGAGAAACAAAGAAAGAACGGAACAGTTGACAGAATTTGCCGGGAGTGCAAGCGCATTGCGGCCAAAAATATGAGGACGAATCCTGAAACACGAGAGGCCTACTTGCAATACCAGCGCGAATATCAACGAAAATATCAGCGTAGGAAAAAGTAGACTCAGGCGCTGGTAGCTCAATGGATAGAGCAACGGACTTCTAATCCGTAGGTTGCAGGTTCGACCCCTGCCCAGCGCGCCATTTTATGTATAAACTGCTGTCATGAAAGAGTACATAGAATCAGACCCAGAGTTCCAGAACATACTCGACCGTTTTGCCGATGATATCCCGGCGAGAATCGACTGTGGATATGGCTGGGCTGAACTTATAAGGGAATGTGACGCCGCCCTATTCGCTCAGGACCCCAATTACGTAATTGCCCAGATAAAGGAAAAGTTTGGGGGCTTGCGGTTTTACTTCAACCCATCGGATATGAAGCAGTACAGTCGCCTTAATTCAATTGTCATGGCGATTGAAGAGAGGTCTCTTGAGACATGTGAAGAATGCGGAGCCCCTGGCTATAGGAGGCGGTTGGGCGTTGGTGGGTACATGTACACTTCATGCGACGAACACGAAGACAAGAGATAGCTATTCCCACATTTCTGGGTTAGGGTGGTTTACTGCTCGCTTAATTCCGACAGCAGTTTTAGCAATTACAAAAGAGCCGACTATTACGGTCAGCCACGAAAATGCTTTACTTAGGCTTTTCTTCACGTATCGGTCCACCCGTCACCCACGCACGGCATGTCCTCTTTGATGCACACTTGAAATCGAAAGCTTCGCAGTACCCAAGTTCGCCGGCAGCATCAATTGCTCCCCACTCGTCTGGTCTATCCTCCCCGACAAGGCCAGACTCAATGCAGGATTTCATTCTAGGGCTAACTATGAAGACTGCACAGTTTCCACAGCGCTGCTTTTGCGCCTCTTCTGGTGTTACATCCCACTCTTTGGCCATCTTTGCCCAGTAACCATCGTTTGCTTCGCCTGGGTTAAGTGGTCCATAGTCCGCAACAGCAATGGCTTTTGCTCTATTTTTTAGGTTAACTGCGATGTCCTGTGTTGCTGTTGGGCACTGCTCGCCATCAGCCTTCACTTCGATGCGAATTCCCTTAATAGGGCCTCTGTACGAACCCCATGTTGTCTCTGTCATTTCTTAAACTCTTCCCATGTCTTATCGCCAACGCCAAAGTAGGCCCTAGCGTAACCAGAAGACACAATATCCTCATTGAGGCATGCTGTCTGCTCTGATTTTATGTCTTTATCTGAATATATTTGGGCAAGTATTCTCCCGTATTTGTCATCCTTGCCAGCAATTGTCTGCAAAAACACAGTTTGATGACGGGTAGTCCAGTCTGATGTGAACGACTTTGCCTTAAGGCCCATGTCTTTCTCGGCGAGGTCCTTTGTCCGTGACTCCGGGGTATTTACACCATATAGCCGGACCCTTGCTTTGTGGTGAATATTGAATCCAAGGTCAATCATCACGTCCAAGGTGTCGCCATCGATTACCTTGAGAACCGTTGCGGAGTACCAGTATTGCTCAGCCATTTTGTTTCTTATTCCGACGCTTGTTCATCACTTTAGCGGCATGGTGTATACGCCTCTTCGTATCTTCGTCGCTAGGAACATATGAGGTAATTGACTTTTTGGATGCACCCATATGCGCAAGGTTGCTTCTTATTGCAATACGCATATTCTTTTCTGCTTCAAAATCAAAGTCGTCTAAATCGACGATGTTTCCGCTCCACACGCCTTCCATGTCTGGGTCGTTCTTATGGGAAAAATAGTTCTCGCTTGCTGTTTTGTTGAAGATGTCAACTTCTGAATCAGACTTCTTTTTCTTCTTTGTATTCTGATATCTTTCAAGCATTCGCCGCCCCTTGGCAGCCAATTTTCTGGCATCCTCCATGTCCTGAGGAACCGGCTCCCCCCACGCGGCGGCAGAGAGTGCCAATCTTGTGGAACGTCCCTTTTCATCCTTCATTGGACCAGATGGATTGGTAAAAAATCTTGTCAGAAATGAACCCTTGCGACGCATTTTTTCAGGCGTATTTGCCGCACCGCGAACCCCGGGTTTGAGGTTGGCCCCCTCTTTCCTTTTGAAGTATGCCCTTCCCGCAGCCGTTAATCCCCCTTTGGGGTCTCTCAAAACTGGCCTCTTAGTGCCCTTCTCCGCTATGTCGGCAAATAAATCAGACGCATAGTACTCGTCAAAAATTGGCATCATCTCTAGCCGCTTTAGCTCTATTAGCGACTGCTCGGCGATGCGCTCCAGCTCTAGCTCTGTCTCTATATGGTCGGCTACCGACTGTAGCTCTTCATAGAGTTTTTCGGTGTCATCAATAGGATTTGTCATACACACCATCTTCCCACATATTGTCGTCCATAAAGGTAAAACCCCCGGTTTCACCGCATTGAGCGATTACTCCCGGGGGTTACCCCACTACTCAGCCTCTATCAGTCAGGGGCGTTGTCGAAGTCCACCTTCACGAAGGCCTCCGGACGCTTGACGGCGAGTGCCAGTCTCTGCTCCGCGAGGATGACGATGGCGTTGCGGACGAAGAAGTCCGAGTGCTGCTCGCTGATGCGGATGCTCGCCTGCTCGCGGTCGTACAGCTGTGCGCCGGTACCGAACGCACCGACCAGTGCTGTACCCTCGGTCATTGCCGGGGTGTCCACGATTGGCATTCTCCAGACGCGTGGCTCGCCACCCATTGCGACCGAAACCGCGATGAGGTACTGACCATTGGCGTCCTTTGTCAGCTCGATGTCTTCCCAGTCGTTCGGGTGAACCACGATGCCTGACGGCTCGTAGTATGCCAAGAATGAGAGGGTCGCAGCGCGACGGAGAGCATCAGCCTTTGTGTCCGGGACCGGGGTAACGGCACCGGATGACCATGCGTACTCCTGGATGTTCGGGGTGTTCAGAACGCCGAGCAGGTTCTCGCCGACGCCGTCACCGTTGAGGATTTGGTTGTCCTCAAGGAGACGGAGACCATACATGAGCTCGTTGTCGATGATTGAACGCAGCTGCGGCTCATCTGCGAGGACGTTGCGGTGCGCTGCTTCCCAGTGGGCGAGCGTACGAACCGGCGCCTGCTCGCCAACAAAGGCGAACGATGACTGCGGCTTGATACCGAATGCTGTGTTGCCGGCGTTGCGCTCAGCGACCGAAGAAGCCGAGTTCGTGCCATGACCAGCCTGAAGCGTGGTGAAGCCGAGTTGACGGAAGTACTCAATCACTGCAGCGTTTGTGGTGCGTGTTGGGAACAGGTCGCGAACGCGCTTTGTGCGCATTGGCGGTGTTACCATTGGGTCACGCTGAACCGTGCCGAATGAACCGAGACGGCTACCGGTAACGTCTGTTGTAGGCAGACCTGAGTACACGTCCTTGACGTTGTAGCCAGATGTTAGCGAAGCGGCAACCTGCCACGGAGCGGCCATGTTTGCGCCATTACGGCCACCGTTGAGAGCCTTGAACTCTGCTGACTCAAGGAACATCTGACCAATGCTCTTGATTTCACGAGATGACAGTTGGTTCATGTCTGCGGCAGCAGCTGCGTAAGCGGCGGCTGCTGAATCGCCTGACGGCTCTGAACCCCAGCTATCAACTGAGTTCATGGTCTCAAGGTCGCCGAGAAGGCCCTTGATTTCCTTGATGTCGCGCATGTTCTTGTCGAACGCGCTCTTCTGCTCTGGAGTAACGACAACGGTGCCGTCCTCAACTCTGAATGAGTCAGCGATGGTCTTATTGTCTGCCATCTTCTGACGGAGGGCTGATTGCAGCTCCTCGATACGGGCTTTGTCTTCCGACATTACTTTCTCCTTGTTTGTGAAAGTGATTTGGGTTGTTGGGTTAGCAATGGCTTAGGTCAGCACCCAGCCCTACGTATAAATAAAAATAACAGATGATTTACACTCTTTAGTGGAACTAATAAGATTTTGAAACTAAAGTGTGTAAATAGATATTTGCTTAATTAAAGCAGCTCTTTGGCAAGAGATGTTTTTCTTTTAAGAGTTGCTTTTGGCTTTTCGCGCAGGACTGTACGCACGGCCTGTCTAGTCTCGTTTTCACGCCGCTTATTCATATTTCTGCGGCCTAAATCAGTAGACCCCGCCCTATTTGCGTAGTCGCTCATATTGGTGCATGGCATCCAGACGGTTCTTCCAGATTTGCTGACTCGCCTGCTTATGCCTATGCACCCAAGCTGCCGAGACCTAAATCTCGCGGATTCAGCGTCCATGAACACGTCAGGGTCATTGTCCCTCACGAATTCAGGACCAATCCCCTTTGTTCCACAGCAGTCAAGTGATTTACCACTTAGAGATGGTGAAGAAACTATGCTTCCGTCCTCCAGGGTTGCAATACCTCTGATTGGTGCCTCCCTGAGGTTTTCCCAATCATCACGACGCCTTTTGTTTTTGCCCTTTGTTCTTACCTTTGACGATTTGTACCCAGGTACAACACTGCGCCACTTTGATGTTTCCGCAACATTAGATATTCTTTCAAGCTCTTCCATAGATGCGCATGGCATCCAATTTCCCTTTTTATCTTTGTGCGCACCAGAGCATCCAATTTCCTTCGCTAGACGCAGCGCATCTGCTTTTTTAACTGCTTCTTTTTTAGCGGCCATTTTTAACATCCTTACGAGCTGTGTTAATACGTGAAAGTATGTTTTTCTTTGGCTTTGATTTTTCTTCTTCGTTCATACTCGAAAGAACGCGAGCACGCCTAGCCGCACGGCGATTCAGCGTTGTTTTTTGAGCAGTCTTTCTCATGAACCCGTCACTGAAATAACTCTTTAAACCCTCTTCTTCCAGATGGCTGAATGCAAATTTGGGGTTATTAGAAACACGCGCAAGCCTCTGGTCGAACAAGATTTTTTTAGAACTTATTCTGGCCAAAAATTCCCCACGTCTGCTTGATGACTTAAAGGCTGATGCCTTAAATGAAATTGCATTTAATTTGTCGGCGCTGTTTGTAAATTTGTTGATTGAAATGTTAGAAACTGCTGATTTTTTGCCGATTTGCTCTGCAGTAAATGAACAGGAATATGCAAGTGATTTTGTTTTGACATGGTCTGGCGATTGTTCAAATTCTGCTGGAATGGCTTTTTCCGTAAAGCCCGTAAACACGAATCCTTCCGGCAAAGTACTCGATATGTTGTCTTTATCAAAATCAAAATTGTTGATTATTGACTTGCCAAATTCAGTTATTGACTTTACTTCAATCTTCCCATCGGCCTCTGTCGCCACAGCATGCGGCATGTTGCCGAATGCATTTTTGATAAAACCTATTTTCATTGCGAAGCTCCAGTAACTATCTTCCTTAGAGTATTTTTTTGAATCTTTAGAACTTCAAGGCGCGACTCAAAAAGTTTGCCAAGAATATTTAGATGGATTTTTTCACCTTCGGACAATCCATACTGGTTGAGTGAGTCTTTAAAGTTATTTGGGTTAAACTTTCTTGCGCGATTAATCATTTCCGAGAGGTATTTCATAAAAATAATGCGCTGCTCGGCCTTAAGGGCCTGATAATAATCAGAGTAAGACGGCGTTAATTGCGATGAATAAAACTCTTCAAGGCTCAGCTTCATTCTCTTGGTAATTTCAATCTTTGATAAATCAATTAATCCAGAAGTTGAATTCTGTCCAAGAACCAGACGTCGAGCATCTGGAGTGTCAAGCGTATATATTGACGTCATTGGGCGCTCACGCTGGTCGGTTAAGAAATCCGATACGAGCATCGCTGCCACATCACGTGGCTCCAGCTCGTTGAATTTTGCATCCGGGTTGAAGTTACTACCAGGTATTGCAGATGTAACTTCTTGCCGTAGGAACTGCCTAGTGTCTCCGGGTTTACCAGCAAAAATAACGTCAGGAGACTCGAGCCCCAGTGCCTGCTGAACGTCTGAGGCAAATCTTTCGCCAATGTGCTGAAACGTTTTTGGCTTTTCATATAGAAACAGGTTTTCTGATGGCGTAGCGATTGCGGTGATGTTGTTAGCCATCCTCTGTTTTTGGATTACACCAGATTTAGCTAATACTTTCGGCATTATTGATGGGTCAATTGCAGACATGCTCCCACCATCGACCAGGAACTGCACCGCCTCATCAACACTCTTTATCAGTTTGCGACGTGGCCCAAATGTTTCCGTGTTTCTTATTGACGAAGATTCTGGCTGAGAAGCAAGTCTTCCGCCCCATACCTGGGAGGCCCAACTAATTCTTCCCTTGATTATTTCGTTGGGATTCTTCACGCCCTTGAAGTTTTCTGAGTACTTAAGGCCGGTTCCAATTTCATCAGCCACGAAACGGAGACGTTTTGAGGGGTCACGTGAATTGTCAATTGACACAACCTGGTTAACGACGCGTCCAAGCTTGCGTCTTTCGCCTATTTCCAATGGTCTTGCTTTTTCTAGCGTGATAGACGAACCTCCTGGAAGGACGTAAATAAGTGACTTCACGCCAGTGTTTGACAAGAGCCCTAACTCTTCACCGCCAATATCCCTGGGGGATAGCGCAGACATAAGGAATGACGCGCCCTCCATATCTCTGTTGTCAGGTATTGCGCGGAGAACCTTGTTTGGAACTACTGGTTCCAGGACAAATCCGTCTCGTCGAACCATCCTTCTTGCTTTGATGCCAGATTCTTTATTGAATTTTCCTATGGCATTTATTTCATCGGTGACTCTTCCAGCGGCAAGTCTTGGATTTCCCGATGTGACCTTCGGGATTTGCGGAGCCCTTGAAAGAATTATCGAGCTATCGTATGGGGCTCCGGTGATATCTCTTCCGCGAGTTTGTGGAGATATCCCAGATGTAAGTGCTCGTCTTGCTGCTCCGATTGCTAGCCCAAGAACTGACGGTATGTCAAACAATTTTGCGCCGCATGTTGACAGGCGGTTGTCGGTAAATCGGCCACCAAATTGGTAGCCCTCGGGACATCTTGCTGCCCTATTCTGACCAGGAAGAGAACCACCGCGCCGTCCGCCACCAAATCCAGGAGTTACTGTTCGGTAAAATGCAGAGCGAACTGGAGACCGAAGTGGTCCAGTATCTCCCGGAAGTATTGTGCTAAGGACCGTGCTCCCTATTTGACGCGCTGCATTTGCCTTGAACTGCATACCATTCGTAACGTCATTTCGCTGTGTGCGCCTGGTGTTGCCGAACCGCTTTGAAAGAGCCTTATAGTCGGTAGCTTCTTGAGAAAATGCCTTAATGCCGCGTATGTGGTCAATGTTTTGTTTTTGTGCAGGGTTAAAAAGAAGTACTCGCGTTACGAGAACTTCACTATCCCCACAGCACTGTCCAAAATCATCCACAGCATTCATCTTCTATTGATTTTGTGCTCACATATACGGAATAAACCTTCTGGCCCGTCGCGTCTTCGCCCTCAACTTGCCAGTTTTCGTCGTTTTGTAGGAATTTTGTAAAATCTGGCTCCATCTCGCAGAATTCACCAAGAACCTTTATTGCGTGATTTATGTCTTCTTCAGTTACGACGTAGTTATCGTCCGACTTGACATCCATGTCCGGATATTCGTAAAAGAAAACGTCAGAGTATCCGTTCTCTATTGATTTACCAGCGGAACGAATTGTGTTCTTTGGCTTCTTGCCAGCCAGGGCTCTGGCAAACTGTGAATCGTTCCAGTTCATTAGCTTGCGCAGCTTTTTTCTGCAATTCTTCATTGTAGGGTGATGGCACCCCTCATTTGGCCAAAGGCCGGTTGTCTCATGGTGCAGCCATGCGCAGATGTTGCTTAATGGATAAAGCTCTGGGTGGTTTGCAAGAATAAGCCTGCAACGCCGAAAGCCGCCGGGCTTTTTCATTATTGGACGCCAATAACGGAGTAGGCGCTCGAGATTGCCGCGTCGCGGTCCTCTGCCCTTAAGTATGTCGCCAGTGATTAACTCTTGAGGAAGTAACCCACCAAGCGGGTCCGCTTTTATAAAATCATCAGTTGACACTATTGTTCTCCTCTAGTTCGCGAAGAAGAAGCATGGCTTTCCATGCAAAATCACGCTCTTCCAGCGTTTTGAATTTATATATATTGACATCTAACTTTATCATTTCATCGCAACATGAGCTCGTCAGCATTTTCTGTTCGATGTCTCTATCAATGAATGATTTGACAGCCCTTTCAGTTTTGTCAATCTTTTTCTTGTTTTTGCCAACAGACTTTTTGGCTGGCATCTTGTCAAGCATTGAGTCTTTTATTGGGCGTGTTTTTTCAATAAAAGTTTCATACCACGCTCCAGACGTCGGGTCCTTGGGCGCGTCCCATAGAAATCTCTGAAATGGCGTTGAACGAAGCTTCCTGAAGTCACGAGCAGTTGTTGAAATGCTCATTATGTACCCCTTGATAGTAGTCCCATCTGGTTTTTCTATTATTGCGTCTTTTTCCCCGGGCTTTGCCTCAGCGTTGTAGTAGACCCTGCTGTCATTGAGGAGACCTACGAGTATTGACTTCATAGCATTCCACCAGAAGTTGACGTTATTTGCGGCTTACGGCTGTTTTTCATTTCTTTCATCATGTCTTTCGCAGCTTCGACTATTTCATCCCCAATAGCCCTAATCAGGACGGACTCGACCGACTCTCCTCCCCTTGCTGCCTTGGAGTGCGACCGCGGGTCTTCTATGTTGAAACCGGTTGGATGGGCAAACTTGACATTATTAAGACCCTTGCTGGCCATGTCTGTTTTTATTTTTTGAGATGCTCTGTACTGTCGCAGCATTGCCATGCTTTGCGTGTTGATATTTTTGCCACCGCCGATTGAGTAAAAATATTGAATCTCTTCTGGAGAGAACCCAGCAGACCTCAGTTTCTCTGCTATTGACCGCTCGTTGACCGCATCGCTAATATTTTCTTTTTCGCCAGCAGACTGAAGCCTCTTGAATGGGATATTGACTTGTTCGACTTCATTTATGTCAAATCCACCAAGTATCTGCGCTTCAAACGGCTCTCTTGATGAACCATCTGGAAGATTCTTGTCAAAGGAACTTGGCATTGTTCCTTTCGAGCCTCTTGACGCGTTTACGTTTGAGAAATCGTTATTTATTGACGACGAAAGCATGTGCAGGAACGCTTCCTGCGCCTGCTTATCTCCGTTGATGCCGTCTGGGTTCAATATAGCATCAGCAACGTCTTCTCTGTTGCGGGAGTTTAGCTTGACAGGTCGATGAGCAGACGATATTGAATTGCCGCGACCATAAGCAGTTCTCTCGGATACTGATGGTCTAAGAACAATTTCTATGTCGCCAAATGCTGTCAGTCCATCGCCAACAACGTCTTCGTCCCCTATCTCGTAAACAGCATCCGGCCTTAGGTTGCCATTCTTTGAATTCATTATTTGCTGTCTCTTGGCATCAAGATGCGACTTGTGAACTAGATATCCGCTTACTGGCAGAGAGTCGTTGCTTACGGATTCTGGAAGACCTATTCGAGAATAGTATTCACGTGCATACTGTTCAGACGACCTGTTGAGTGTTTTCCCAGACGATAATCTTCCTGATGTTTCTGTTGGTAATGGGCCATTTCGTGTTATTGCCCTATCCCGTAGTTCCTGTTGTGTTTCTGCATCAAGATTTTTAAATCGCTCGATAGCACTATTTACTTCATCAGTTGATATCTCATATCTGCGGGCCACTCTTTCAATTTTTTCGCCGCCCTCAACAAAATCATTGTAAATCATTAGGTCAGCATCGTCGCGAGACAGCATTCCACTGAAATAACGTGTTATATCTCCAACATCTTCGCCATACAGATTACGTAGCTCACGCTCGCGCTCAATTTTGCGCTTATCAGCCTTAGATTTGCGCATTTTTGCTAAACGTCCAACGCTCTGTCTACCAGGCGAACCTTTCTTGCCACTTGATAAGCGGCCGGAACGTTCTATATCTGCCGCTCTTATCGCCTCATCAAGTTGTCTTTCGCGCGCCGCGGCTATATCGCTTTGCCCGCGCGTACGTGCAAGTCTTTGTCTGAACTCAACTGCTTGTGCATAGTCTGGATTATTACGGAGTCCTACTGACCCGAGCTGGATATAGTCTCCCTGATTATATTTCTCATCGATTAGCCTTGGTGCATTTGCAGTTAAGTCTGTAGATATTGCATCAAATTCATCTGGAGATATCTGAGGTATGTTTTCTTGTTTTCCATCCCAGCGAAGCTCTGCACCAAGACGCGCTTCCTTAATCCCAAACGCATCCTGGAATACTTTTCCAAGCGTAAGTCCCTCGATGATATCTGTTTGAACCTCATTAGCAGAAAGTGGTATTTGAAGCTCAGGCGGCAGAGACCTATTGCCGACAACTATCCCTGCCCACCTATGGTGACCATCTAAGATGTACTTATCTCGTGTTGTAAGGATTGGCTGCATGAACCATTCTTTACCCATTTCTTCTAAATACTTTACTCTAAATTCTTCATCTGATATTCCTGGCGATGCAGCCCTTATCTGCTCTGCGATTTTTATCGCAGTTTCCTGAATTGTTTGTGCGGTTGAGTCAACTTTTGATGCTACAAGTTGTTGCTGTGACGGTGCATATTCGCTAGGGTCAACTTTTCTCAATCGAACTGCCGCACCATTCTGTGGGTCCTCAACATCTATTACGCCATTGAGCCAATTTATGAATGGCGTTTCTAGGTTAACCTCTGTATCGTTCCAGTCAGTATTTTCATATAGCCACTGCTTTGCTTTATCTGAAAGCAAACTAAATGAGTCTTCCATATGTTCGCGCTGCGTTTTGCCACTTAGCTCATTGCGCAGCGAGTGCTTGTCTGCAATTATTTCATAAAGAATTCCTGGAATTTCATCATCAGAAACAGCATCCTTAGGTGGTATTTCTTGTGACCTCTTCCTATTGATTTTTGCTATTTTTGCGTCTAGCTCTTCGGCAAACTCAATTTCAAGTTCCCTATTTCTCGTTATTCCGTCCTTTGATGGCTCCCATTTTCCTGCAGCCACGCCAGCTTTAAGGGCCATTATTGCCTTTGTATTTTGACCAGATGAGCGACCATTTGTCTGTGGCATTTTTTCTCTGTCGATACCTATGTGGCCAGAGCACATTAAGTTGTTCGCAGGGTTATAAAGCGAACATAGGTCAGCCTGATAGTTGCCTACGTACTCGCTTTCCATTGCTTTTCTAACATCCGGGTTGTCGATATCTAGTCCTGGGTTTTTGAGTGCATATTCCTCTTGAAATGCTCTCCAGCGCGGATGGTTTTCTTTAATATGCTTTTTAGCTACTGATTTAACCTCTTTTTCAAAGACTTTTTGTGCCTGCTCCGTAAGGCGAATATCTTGGTCTCTTACCTCAACGTGGTGTCCAAGCATCATGAGCGCTACGGCAGTAGAAACATCGTCAACCTCATAAAGGTTCGAGTCTTTTTCGCTGATTGACTTTCTTGCAGACCGCTTAACCGACCCACCAAATCTCTTTGATATCTCGTCATCAGACATGTCGTTTACGTTTTGCCCACTATTGATAACGTCGTCAAAGACGGACAGGGCGCGTTTGGCAACGTCTTTTTCCTGACGCCTGCGTTCGGCTAGGTTTTCGCTTGAATCAATTGTCCTACCAGAAGAAAGTCTTGCAGAACGCTGTTCTGGCGGCATACCGGCTAGGCGTTCAGCCCTTCTCGATGCCCTTGCAGTTTCATCTGATGGGGACGAGAACGGAGAGCGTATTCCGCGGCCTGATGAAAGTCTTTCTATGTCAGCGTCAGTCGCGCGCACTCTGACTCTTCTATCAAAACCTTCATGCATTCTGTATGCGGTTGCCTGTGCCCTTGAAATGAGAACCTCTTCGGGGAGTCCGGCTATCAGGTCAGCAACTTCTGGGTGAATATCTCCCCGAGAAATACTGCCGTCGCCACGTCCACCGCCAAGTGCGGTTTTAATATTTCTCGTAACGGAAGACATTCTCGATTCGCGTGATTGAGTCCGTTGCTGTCGTGTCGCAGGCACGCCAAGGGCACTTCTTTTCCCATTTACGGCGCCAGATGACAGTGAACCTGAACGTCCTGACGGCCCATCTGGTGGCAGGTCATCAATGCCTTCTCCAAATGAGCCACCGGCGTCTATGACGTCATCAAGCACGTCAGATGTTGATTTTGCAGCTACGTCGTCATAGTCGCTTCGCGAGCCTGGGAACGTTTTCCCAGATGCCCGTCTCTTTGAAACATATTTGTCTGCAACTGCCTGTATTTTTTTGGCATGGCTCTGAGCCCATATTGCATCAGTTTTATTCTTTGACAAGCTATCCGCCATGCCATCGACAACTTCAACAGCATCTTTTTGATAAGAAATTTCTGCCCTGATTGTACCGTCGGAGTCCCTGCCGATAATTCTCAATCGTCCTGGCGGGGCAACGAACTTCTGTTCGCCCTCTCCGCCTGTTGCTGGGAATAATCCACGGTCGCCTTCTCTCACCTGGACAACAACGCGCCTAGAAGTGCGGCCTGTTTTTGCATCTCGCCGGCCGCGTTCTGGCATGTCTGTCTTTTTTGTTCTACTAGTTATGACACGACCAGAAACAAACTTGTCAACATCAACTTCTTTTCCATCTAGTTTGCCCTTTAAGACGCCTGCCTCGAAATCAATAATTGCTTCCATTTCAAACGGGTCGGCAACAGATGTTCCATCAATCGCCTCCATTGTTGGTATCAAAAGTTTTTCGACTTGCTGAACAGTGTCCGCTTCATCAGAAGACATTGGGTCAACCTCTAGGCCTAGCCTCTTTAGTCTTGCATTTCTCTTGTTCATTGCGCGTCCGGCCCGCGTCTGTGTCGCCGGGTCAAGGAGCATGCCAACGTCAGATTCGGCTACATCGCCTAGCTCTTTCATGGCCTTTTTCTGTTCTGGAGTGGCTTTTACCCGTCTGCGCTCGCGCGCGCCATGGTCAGATGCTTCTTTTGCACTCTTAAATTTTTTGCTTGGCTTCGGCGGAGGGCTGATTGTGTCCTTTACCTTCTTGTCGATATCTCTCTTAACAGCTGTGATGCTTCTGGTATCGCCAGCCTCTTTTAGATTTTTCGCATGTTGGTCTTTTATGACGTCAATACGCTCTGCGAGGTCTCTTGCCTCTGGAGATGCTGGGTCCATCGTTGAAAGACGAACCTCATCGTCGGCGAGCTTCCGTATAACCTTTTTCTCAGGCATTCCCTTTACGCTCTCGCGCAGGTCGTCAAGGTCCGCAAGTCTTGCTATTTCTTCCATCTCCCCGACATCTAGAAGACCCTCTCGCTCCCTAACCTCTCGGACACTGTCTTCGAAACGCTTCTTTTCTCCGCTGGCACCTACGCCATATTTTTTTCTCCATATCTTTGATGCTTCGTCGTATTTTTTAGTGTGATAATCCAGGGCCCGTTGGCAATCTTTTATTGCCTCTGCCTTCATGGATTCAAGTGAAATTCTCTCGTCGTCAGGAAGGGTCGGGTCGATTTCAAAATCTCTTACTGCATCTAGCCTGCGTTTTGCATTATCTCTTTGTGAAGCAATAATTGCAGCTTCATCGAACATTTCTTCTTCTGGAAGCTCGCCAAATACCGTCTTAAATCGCTTTATTTCCTCGCGCAACTCAGAAGCGAGTCTCTCGTCTCTATCAGCGAGCGTCTCCTCAATGACATCATCCGGCATATCGTCTGGAACCGTGGTTGGCGTAGGGATACGGAACACGTCGTCCATGGAATCCATTGCTGAATCATCGTCGGCAGAGGCTCTTTCGCGGGCTGCGGCTGCAAAGCTTGCGCTGTCCATCCACTCAAGTGCTGCATCAATATCTTCGCCATAGATGATTCCGCGCTCGCGCAATGCCCATAACTCGGCTGAGGCCTCAAGCGCCCATACCTCTGAACCCTCTATGTATGTATCTCGTGGATACGAGCCGGCGAGTGGGGCGATTGCCTTGATTCTCTCCATAGCATCATTAAGTGAATCAAGATTTATTGAGTCGGCGGTATCCGTCATGATTGCCATGAGGTCATCTCCGCTCAATTTATAAATTGAATCGACGTTGCGTTCGCCTATTTTGACTCCGTCCCTAATGACGGGGACAGTAATGAATCCCTTGTCTGCTATTTCAGACATTATTTTCTCTTGAAATAGTTGCGCTTGTTTATGGTGTGCTGATTCGTGGAGCATGATGTGGCTAGAGAATGAATAGACGCCATCCAGCAAGCCGGCCATTCCCCTAGATGCATAGTCGGCATTAATCAGGAAGTCAGCGACAGCAAGACGCCCCTCCGCTTCACTTCTTGCGCCAACGGCAGATATTGCCAGGCGCTGGTCTGGACGCATGTCTGGGAGCATCGATTCCTGATTGGAAAGAATTTCAGCCATATTGATGTGAATTGCAGTGCGCATTTCCCCAGGCACTTTACGCATAACTGGATTGCCATCTCTGTCTAGTCGTGGGGTCCCATCCGGGTTCAGTGCTTGAACTAGTTTTGGTGCATCTCTGTATAGTGATGTTCCGGCTTCGTCATCTGAAAAAAAGTTGTATTCGATACGGCCTATGCTGCGCATGCCAGCTGGGTCTTTTGAAAATAGGTCAAGCAACGTGTCGAACATTGCTTTTTGTGTTTCTTTGTATCTGCCAATATCTGAAAGGAGCAGTCTGTCCCGTTCTTCTTTAGACAACGCTCCCCATCCGGGAACAGACTGAAGGCGAGCTTCCATGAACTGTTTTATTTCAAAATCATCAAGTAAAGCCGCGCCATCACCTGAAACATTAAGTATCTCAAGGTCCCATCCGGCAGCGCCGCCAGTGTCCTCCCACATTTTTCTTAAAGCCTGAGCGGCCTTAAGTGATGCGTCTGGGTCTGCTGGGTCTATCCCGAGAGACTCAACAATTCTGGCCACTGATGCTTTTTGTCGCGCAATATCGTCCTGCCCGCGAACAGCACCATTCTTGAACATCCGCAGATTTCCTGGCACTTCAATCTCGCGCCATGATGGCGGTTTGAATCTGTCCCCGCTGATTGAGTCCCAGTAAACGCTTCTCCCAAGAAGTGCTGGGTCTGCTACGCCACGCGCTTCTGCGCTGTATTGGTCGTTATACAGGAAGTTGAAGAATGACCTCGCGTTATTACGAAGACCCTGATATTCGCCTTCTGCTGTAAGTTTTGCAGCCTGTCTTGCCGCAAAACGAGCAAACCTGGATGGGCTGAAACCAAAACAGTTGGAACCTGTCGCATCCGTAAACTGGTTTGCGGCTGGAGTTCCCGGCGGGCACCTGAACTTGTTGTTCTCGTCACGAAGAATGCCAAATACCGCAGCGGCACGCGACAGTAGCGAGCCGCCTGGTACACGAGATTCAAGACTGCGACCAGGAAGCATTTTCTTCTCTATAAGGTTTCCCTTATATTTTTGAATAGCTTTTTGTTTTTCTTCGTAGCTTAGGCCTGCAGTGATGCCAAATGGGTCAATTACCTGTTCGGAATCGGGGATTACCTCGTCGGTTTTGGGATTTACTTTGTACTTGCTCAGTTTTATTGTCGGCTTTGAGCGGATTCGCTCAAGCGTTTCTGCAAAATTCTTCGGAGCATTCTTGTCTGGCTTAATCCAGCCAACGTTTGGCTCTGTGCCCATTCCTTCTCTTGATTTGAATGATGGACTTATTACGAGCCTCGAGCCGGGTTCCCATGTAGCCGACTTTTCCCACCTGTAGCCGTATTCGTTAGATTCAACACCCGGACGAGAATCGCCAGTGAACTCGCGTTTCTTATTGTCCGTGTCAACGTACGCCTTAACACGTATTCCAAATCCACTAGTTATCGCTTTTGTAGCCATCTCCGCTTGTAGCCGACCGCTAGAAACCGAAGAATTGATAGACGTCCTGAATCGGACTGCCTTTTCATTAAAGCCACCGCAGCATGAGGTTGGCACAATTAGTCGTGCCGAAACTATTACTCTTTCCCGCGTTTGTGGGGTCTTCGCCATTTGGCGTCCCCTTCTCAGTTGTCGTCTAGTGTGTCTTCGAGAAGCTGGAACTCGACAAGTGAGGCCATGAATTCGGCATCGCTAACGTCGCCGGCCTTCTCTTCTCCACCAGCAATCCAGTTCCCAGGAATCAGGCTCTCCAGCTTCAACGCCCGAGCACGCTTCATGATGTGCTTCTTTGTGGCTTCTTTATCCTTGGCACGACCATAAGCCTGAATGGCATTGCGGAGGTCGGTCTCCGACACGATTGGATATGAGCCGTCTGGCATTGCCTCGCCGCTCTTGGCTAAGTCAAATCTGCGCTCCTGCGAGAACGCGCGCTTAAGAGCGATTTCGGCAGCTTCAGCCTCAATTTCCTCAACCTCATCTGCTTCGTACTTGTCGTAACCAAGCAGCTCGCCATCAAGTGCAACAAAGACGTCGTACGACTTGCCGTCAAAACCTTCGATTTCTACGGCA